ATGAAAGGTTTGGTGCTGACGTTATCGTTACTGATGTTATCCGTGAATGCTTTTGCCGCTGGGAAAATAGTGACTGTCAGTAAGTTTGAATTTGGCAAACAATGGGCATTTACCCGAGAAGAGGTGATGTTGGAATGCCGCTCAGGGGGAGCTTTGTTTGTGATAAATCCCAGCACATTAGCGCAATATCCACTTAATGATGTTGCATCTGAACAAATGAAAGCAGGCCATGTCCTTGCGAAACCGCTAGATATTTTATTATTAGATGATAGCGAGAACCCTGGTCAAAAGATGAGTTTGCTACCTTTCCAACAGCGTGCGATGACTTTATGCGAAAAGTAAGCACGACAACTTGAGCATCGCTACGGCCTTTATTTTCTATTTAACAGATAATTACCTTTCTTAACTGGTAGGCTAATTTGTATCATTTAAATTAGTTTGCAACCGTTATTAATTACTTCTGTTGCTAAGTTGGCGAAACACATGTCCTCGACTACTCTTAAAGAGTATGGCTGAACAAGCCTACGTTAATGCCAACTTTTAGCGCACGGCTCTCTCCCAAGAGCCATTTCCCTAGACCGAATATAGGAATCGTATTCGGTCTCTTTTTAATTTGTTGATTTTAATGGTGTTTTTCTGTTTCTCCCGAAATCCCCCGAAATTTCCCCGAAATCCTATACTCGGCCTAAATCTCAACCCACTCATTTTTACGTGAATCCAGGTATACATTCGTCATTTTCATCGATTTGTGTCCAAGCAATTTCTGTGCAAATTCCTTACCGTATTCCGCTTCATAAAGACGTGACGCCAGGCTGCGGATCTCGTGAAAGCTGGGGGGGGATATTTCATAAACCAGATCGGTAGCCTTCAATGCTTTAACAAATGCTTTGGTAAGCGAGTCTGCATTCAAAGCTCCCGGTTTTCTACCTGAACTTTTATTGGATGAGCTGATGAGATATTCACTTTTACTGTCATTCAGGCACTTTTCTATAATATCCCCAACTGTAGCATTCATTATTTCCAGCCGTAGTGAGAGTGATACTGCAATTTGATTGCCGGTCTTACCTTGTATTACCCAAAGTTTGCCATCATGAACATCGCTTCTTTTTAATTGCCGTACATCATCACGGCGCTGGCCGGTAATAAGCGCCAGTGCCATGCTGAGTTGAACCCAGTTCTGCTGTTGGCTGGCAGCCTCATGAATTTTACAAAAGGCAGCGTAGTCGAGCCGTTCTCGCTTAACTTTTGGCGAAGGTGTGCGTGTTGCTTCCACTGGGTTGCTGCTAATTAACCCATCAGCAATGGCTTCCCTAAAAACATCAGATAAAACAGAACGTAAGTTGAGAGCCATAGAGCTTTTACCCTCATCGACATAAGTATTAATAAACTCAGCAATGTGCTTCGTGGTCACTGTGTCGATCGGCATTTTTCCAAATTTTTGACTAATGTATCCAATCTGAAGAACGCGCATTTTCATGGTGTTCTCGGCCAATTCTCGGCGTTTCAATAGCTCTGAATAGCGCTTAAGCCAGCGAGCCACGGTATTCACCTCGGTTTTAGTCGCAGGAGCAGGGACAGGGACAGGGGCTTGCAACCGTTCAAGTAGGGCTACTGGCTGAAAGTTTGATTCAATATAGTTGTTAGCCTGAATGGCCTGAGATATGGCATCCCTCCGAGCGATTTGCCCGAGTGTTATTTCCTCTCCTGTCATTGGATTACGCCAGTAAAATGACTTGCGTGCGCGACGATATGTCAGATTTTTAGGTAAGTTGGCATCATATCGTTTTGGCCTTGATGCCATGATTAATTCTCTCTATCAGTGATGAACTTGTGCTGGGCGATGTTTTAAGTATTTCTTTTGCCAGCCGATAGCTTTTAGGCTGAATATAAATCGCACCTGGCTGCACCCGATATTCGCGCCCATGTTTTTCAGGTGCCGGGTAAATATTACCGCCTCGCGCCCAGCGCTGAAGTGTCTGGGGCGTAGGCTGCTTGCTACGATAGGTTTCCTCCGCCCATTCTTCTAATGTCAGTAATTTGGTCATTGGTCTTTCCTCAGTAGGAAAGGGCGCAACGATGCTGCGCCCTATTATGGTCGTTTGGTCTGGGGTGGTAAGGGGCTATGTTTTAGTGATCAGCTATTGGAAGCTATTACAGAGGTAAGCGATGCAGTATCAATTGTGGTGGTGGAAATGCTGGTATTAATATCTCCTTCAAATATCGGAAGAACGCCAATATTTGGAGCCCAATTTCGCGCTAATTCAATGCTATTTGTTTCGTGCGTATAATCCTCCATTCTCCAACCAATCAGTTTTTTCTGAATAGGCTGGCTGCACGTCTCGGTTGCCGCAGATAACTCAGCTTCTGCTTTCTCAATTCTATCTATCAGAGTGATAATTGATGATGCTGGGATATACGCATATCTCAGGGGAGAGATAGCCATTATTTCTTCACAGTGTTCTCTCAACTCTTCGAGGTTAGTCATTAATATTCTCCCCAGCTATATGTTGAAGCGATCGGCCCGGCCTCTTCTGAGGCGCGGAACTCTTTATCGGGAACAGATAGAATGTTGCTGAAGTGATTAAATTCACCGTCTTTGCTGGTTTCAACAAAACCAGCCTCACTTATCCCTTTAAGGCAAAGCAACACGGTTTCGCTTGTTAGCTGGATTCTTTCTAGTTGGTACTGTTTGCGGTAAATAAACGCTTTTAACGCTTCCTCTTTGGTGAAGTGGTAGCGTGAGCGGGCAGCATTTTTAAGACAGCGTTTAACCTGGCGGTCACCCGGCCTGTTGCGATATTGAATAATCTGTTCAAGACTCATTTGCGGGTAGTCATGGCAATACCAGAATGTTTTTTCTGTTTCCCGTAAAATGACCATTTGCCACAGCATCATGATTGGTCGGCCTTTCGAGTCATTGCCATCTACATAGCGATAGCAGTATTTTTTATCAGGCATTCTGCTCACCTCGCAGGTTGGCGGCGAACTGCATTAAGTCAGCCCTAACATTTAAGAGAGGCTTAATAGCCCCATTTTCTTCAATGGCTGAGAATACCGACTCGTGAAATCCATCCGCAGCCAGTTCAACCCCCTGAGCCATTGCTTCGTTAAATATCTGAGTAGTGGCGGGCAGTTGCTGTTTAATGATTTCCATTGCCTGAGCATGATTTAAATGTCCGACTTGATGAGTATTGGCCCAGTTATTTAATTGGGTATCAGATTGATAGCTTGGAATATCAATATCTACGCCCTCTAGATTTTCCAATAACCAATCTTTGGCATCGATAAGACGTCCGGCTTGAATAAGTGCCAGTGCTGCAATAGACCCAATGGCTAACCGGTTTATTAGCCATGCGCCGGATAATTCCCGCGCGGCCTTTTCTTGCAGCTGAATATTTTCAGCGGCCAGTATTTGATTCTTTTTTTCCAGATCTACAATGATATTTTTGGTTTCGTGATAACCCTCTAATACCACGGGCAATAGCTCTGATTCGGTCAGCAAAGTATTAAATTTAGGATGTGTGGCAACATAGTCAGCATCTGGATCTTGGAAATTATGTATCATGGTGTCATAAGCCCCTATAAAGCGCCCAAAGCCACCGTGGCCTTGTACCAGTGAATCCCACGCAACGGCAATAAATGTGCGTTCTTCATCGCTGATGTCTTGTTCATCAAGACGCTCCAGAAATTGCTCAGATGATTCCCTGTGCCAGCGATCCTCGGCTGCTTCAGTAGCGTGAAACAACTGCCACAGAGATTTCACTTCATCTTCACTGGGCCTTGCCATTGTTACCGATATTACTTGGCTCATCATTTTGTCCTCGCCATTAATACACCGTCAACGGGTAAACAAACATATTCAGGGGGTAAACCTTCCTGCTGGATATCAGCAAGGCAATTGCTTTGGTCGGGATATATATATCCTTGTGACTCATATTGGCAGGGCTGGAATGTAAAACAGACGTAGAGAAACAATCCAAACATGGGATTCTCCTTGATTTAATAAAATGATCCCCAGCCTGCGGGCAGGAATATATGTAATAATTACTGGGGGTTTTATGCGTGGATTATTTAAAACGATTAAATAATACCTTTACTTTTTTAATGATTCGTTTAAACGGACAAGTTGGTGGTGGCGTTCGTCGATCAATAATATTGATTTTTGTATGTGCTTCACTGATCTTGCCAATAACGACACGTTTATCACCTTTATCATCATACTCAGCGTGGTACGAATCAGTTTTTGCTGTATATCCACAATCGTGCATGATGAAGTCAATAGTAATATCTTTGCTAGGTTTTGGTCTTTTTCTTATATTCATGATTTGGCCTCTTTGGATTCATTATTAAAAGTATTCTCAGCATCCTTATATTCGGTGCTAAGTATTTCAATCGCTCCTGAATCTTCTTTAGGGGTGGCCCCAGTTCTGAAGTAAATAATATCGCCATGACGGAAATGAGCTAAACCACATAAAAATAGCATGCCCCAGTCAAGCCCTAGAGACTCGAAATAAGGATCCCGATTTACCGCAGGGCCGGGGAAGTTTTCATTCCACATTTTCAACAACGCCCGAGATTCCTCTCCTAAACCTTTTGGCGGTTTCTGTCGTGGTCTGCATGTATAGCGGGCAGAGCTATCAGGTTTTGTCCATATCGCGGGATCGCCATAGGTTGGAGTGGACTCTGGAAATACCACACCATAAAAACTGAAGCGATTTACATCAGTGGTGAAAATAGGTTTCGCCCCAAATAGCGCGGCGAATGCTTTACCTTTTTCCACCAATTCATCGCGTAGGCGTAATTCTTCATCCCAGGCGGCGAGGGCGGCTGTTGTGTTAATTTTGTAGTAGGACACTATTTACCGTCCTTAGCCGCTTTGGCCTCGGCAGTGGCAAGGCTGGTGGCAATTTTTGCGGCTACAATCTGCTTTGCCGCCAAGGGCAACATGTCAAACAGCATAACAGCACAGCCAGCGGCCCCGCCGTCGAATTCGGCTTTGACGTCGCCCCAATAGGTGACTTTGGTGTAACCCTTTGGTTTTTTTGTCGCCATCATGCACCTGCCTTTGGGGCGAGTTGGTACGATTTCATGTTCCCTTCTTAGCGCTATGAGCGCCGGTAATTGGATTAATCACCACATCACTTTCTAATGGCCTGATGCGGGTATATTTACGGGGTTTATTTTTGAGATAGGTCAGCTTGCCGAGGGTAAAAATGGCAATATCATCAATATCAAATAGGGCTGCAATCTTCCTGATAGTTTCCTGCATATTGGCCTCGGCAGCGTGTTCCCATACTGCCGTTCGGCCTTTCTCGATTTTCATTTTTCAGCCCCAAAGAACTGACCGTTAATTATCAGTCGTGGCTAGGGTAGTAAAGGTCGTCTGGCTCTTCATTCCAAACCAACATACTACTGCCGTAGTACAGCGCTAAAATCAGCTTATCGAAACGGCTATAGGCTTTGATTATCTTTTTGCCGAGGGTGCCGCCCTTTACGTGGCCCGCGAACAACTCGTAAACCGGATAATCTTCATGTAATAGGGTGGCCCTTTTTTCATCATGCTGTAACGAAAGAGCTAACCGGCAATCACATTCGTAGCTGTGAGTTTTTGCTTTGCTACGATAACTGCTCCGGTCACCCGGCTCAGCGTGAAGTCCAATCCACTTATGCTGGTCGCCATCGTTATCATCTATGACTACTTGAGGCGCATCCCATTGTTCTTCGCAAGCTTCTTCGCTGTTATCTTCAATGAATGCCTTCCAAAGGTCAGAGGCCATGATGAATTTAGGGATTGTTTCGCCGTTGGTAAATTCAGTCACCATTGCAGTCATTTGCTCAACAATGCCGTTGGCGATACCTGCCGTTTCCCACTTTTCACGCATTAAGCGAGTGACAAGACTGTTGTAGCGCTCCAGCTCGATGATGTTCTCAACGTTGGTAGGTAGTGCGGCTTTCATGGCGGTTTTCATGACTTTGCCGAAGTCGCTATATGATCCGAAAGCATCTTCAATCAAGTTACCAAAGAGTTTTTCAATGCCTTTGTCGATAATTTCGACAGCTTTCGGGCTGTTGGAAAACTCGACGCAACGCTGAGTAAGTAAGGCCGAAAGGGGCAACTCAGTAGGTTGCTGGGATACAGAAAATGTTGGAGCATCAATATGGTGAGTTTTATCGTTGGTCATTGGTCAGTCCTCAGTTTATGTTTTCGAAGTTGATTACTCATATCTGTACGTTTTTCCGCTAAAACTAAACCTCCCGAATTAACCGGTTGATAATGTCTCGTTTTGAGGGGATGCGGAGCTGGTGGGCCAGTTGCCATGCTTTGCGTTGGTTTTGGGTTTTATGCTCTAACATCTTGCGGATAGTGGTCACCGGAATACCGGTATCACTGGCAATCACGTTTTCATTGTGGCCAGCGCGGTGAAACTGATAGATAGCCAGTAAAACTTCCAGTGAGTAGCGTTTACGAATACCGATATCGACCGTATTCACCTGAGATAAGCCACGCCATTGCTCATTACCGGGATAAATCGGTTTTGGCATCGGTCGATAGGGATTACCACTGCGGATCTCTGCGCGGGAGCGCATTAGCCAGATGATGCAAGCGGTGTAGTCGCCCCGGTCATCTTCCTTAAAATAGCAGCCGTTGCTTAGGTTCAGTTCCTCATCCATCATGCGGCTTCCTTTTGTTTCTGCTCTAATTCCCAGTCTTTGACGATTCGGGTGCATTGAGCATGTACCTGGCGGGCGCTGGCAGCCCCGAAGCCTTTGACGACATTAGCCAACATATCCGGCGTTCGACGGACAACATCAAACAAAGAATGGATCCCCGCGCGGGCCAGCAGTTCTAAATGTTGTTCTTTCAACGGCAGGGTTTCGCTCAGTACGGTTTCGGCCCATTCGGCCCGCTTCACCCAATGTGGGTGAGTAGGCTCAAGCAGATCACGAATACGCTGGGTAACTGCGGGTGTTAGGCCATCCGGCCAGTTCTGTTTGAAGTCATCAACCATCGGGTAGACCGGCAATGCCCACTCATTCACCGAAACGATCAGGCCAATGCCGCTGGTGGTGCGGATTTCAATATGCCAGTCAATATCGTTAATGAGCTGCATATCGTAATCACCTGAGCGCAGTTTTAGCCCCCACTGGAAGGTATAAAAGTAAAACTCAGTGCCATCATGACCACGGTAATAGGTTGGTTCGACGTCACCATCCATACGCTGGATCCGGTTGGTGAGGTCAGAAACGGCATTATTCAATTGGTCATTAACATTGACCATGACAGCCAGTTTGCTGGTTTTTTCTGCTACCTCTTTTTTGTATCGCCGGATCTCCGTTAATTGCTGGTTTAACAGGGTTCTTTTGTTCTCCAGATCATCTTTCAGGCGAACAATTTGGATTTTCATTTTTTCAGGATTCAGTGATTTCAGCCGATTCACTTCAGTGGCCAATACTCGCTGATCAGAAAGTGACAGGTTATATTTAGCTGAAATGCTGTCTCTCTGGGCATTGGCTTCACTCACTGACAGGTCTGCATTTTCTATGCGTTCCTGCACTTGTGTTAACGCCAAGGATTTCGTGGTTAGGTCGTTTTCAGTTTTTTCTAAACGGTCGAATAAAAGGTTGTACTCGTCAGTCTCAATGTTGAGTTGTTCAATACATAGGGACTGTGCTTGGTTGAGTAAAACAGTCGCGCTCTCGATAGAGCGCTGTGCGGTGCCGGTCGTCTGCTCAATGGCAAGGTCTAGCTGCGCCCGAACGGGGCGCAGGGATGACTCCAGCACACTGGCTGTGGTGGCCTGTGTGGTCATAATGGGTTACCTGTGGGATGCCTGCCAGGGCAGGTGATGAAAGGTTATTGCGTGATAGAGAAATAGCGGATCCGGCCCGCTTTCACTGCGTTGTACAGGCGGTTAACTGTTTCAATAGTAAGCTCAATTCCTGCCGCTACTAAATCAGCATCAATTTGGGCAATCCAATTAGCTGGCTTGTCTATTGTTGCCGCATTTGCTGTTTTACCCAGTTGGTCAGGAAAACTCACCGAACCCTCAGGATGCAACGGCTGATGGGGAGTTACTGCTGTGATTACGGTAGCGGTTTCTGTTACGAGCGCTACGGCGGCCAGTTGCCGTTTTTTCAATTCTTCTTGTTGTTGCTCTGCTTGTTGTCGCTGCTGTTCCTCAATCTGTTTTTGCCGGGTAATGCGTTGATCAATCATCAGCGCCAGATGTTCGTGCTCAAGGGCAATTATCTGGTTGATGTCAGCAAACAGATTTTTATAAGCCGGTTCAATATCAGCAAATAACACTAAATTGGCCTGATACTTCTTACCTAATTGATTCGCGGCTATTTTGGCGCGGGCCAGTTCATCGTTGGCGGCACTTTGCAACGAGGTGAGGGTTTTCTTGCCTTTGATGGCAGTGGCAAAGTCAGCCGGAATAGTGGGTAGGGTGACAATAGCTAACTGTTTATTGATATCGGTAATGTGCTCAGCAAGAGCGGTTTTTACCTTATTCAGTATTTCAAGGCGAATAGCCTCTTTGCGTAACTTAACCAGTTTTGACAGGTCCAGCCGCTTGTTGCGCATTTCATCGCGCAAGGTATCAATGGTGCGGAAAAGTAGATCAATCTGCTCAGTCTTAGACAGTGCCTGTTGTTTAATCAGATCCAGCTCTTTCTCTGCTTTTTCACAGAACTTAACGGTTTCTTCTGCGTCAGCGAAGTCCTGATCGGTCACCAGATTGGTGTTGATGGATTGAATAAAGGCCAACGCCTGATTCTGGTAAACAGTCAGGTTTGATTCTTTTACCGCGCCCTCTATCTCCACCAATAGGGCAGGGAGGCGCATTAAGGCTTTACCTTGCGGAATGTCTTTTATCTCAGGGGCTGCGTAACCGTTCAAATCCTGTTCAAATTGCTGCCAACCCGCCATCAAAGCTTCACGGCGACCAGGTACCGGTAAATACTCCATCCACACAAAGTTATCCTCAGTGCCATCTGATACCACAAAAATGACCTTTTCGGACTCACTCACTAAAAGTTGCTGTTCTAACTGCCAGTAATACTCTGGCGGCAAATCTTTATTTTTCACCGCCAGCGCCAGTGTGGCATTCCACATTTTGTGTTCAAACAACACATCTTCCATCATGGTCATGCCATCAAAGGAAGCCAACAAATAGCCATTATCATCGATGGCGGTGGCGGGGAATAATTCGCTGCCGATAATGGATTCTACGATGACCCGCGCTGTGGCTTCTTGCGCGTGGCCTTTATCGAACAAGTTGGTTTGTACCCAATCGCTGATTTCCCGTTCCGAGCCGGTAGCCTTCATGTTCAGCAATTCATCGCGGCGCATTTTACTGGAGGCTGCCATCATTACCGGGGCTTCGCTGGCAGTGAAATGGCGACTGCGTAAGGCGTGCCATTCTGGCGTGCCTTGCTGGACATTAATGATTTGCATCTTCTGCCTCCAGATGTTCGATAGTTTTGATTTGTGCCGAGGTGAGGGTGTATTTGCTTTCGATAGTGTTGATGATTTGCGCGGCGGTTTTCTTGCCCTTGTTGATCAGCGTTGTCCAGTCAGCAAGTGCGCGTTGAAATTGTTCCGCGCTGTATTCTGGTAGTGCCTGCGGCTGGCTTGGTTGCTGGCTGCCTTGGCTGTGTTCTTTACCTTCATTCACATCAAGACTTTTACCTTCCATTTCCTCTGCTGTTGGCTGCTGACCAATTTCCGGCCAACCTTTACGCAGTGCCTGCGCTTCGGCGCACTTGGCTAATTGCCCATAAGGCCGCTTTTTCCACATGGCATTGGGTGCTTGGGTATCGCGGCCTGCGGTCGCATAGTTCTCCAGCCAATATTCCTTCGCACTGAACTCCACGATAGTGCCGTTAGGCATGAGTTTGCTCAGGGTGTATTTGCACCACTGAGGGAAAGTAATTTCTACTCCGTTAAAAACTTGTGTGAGGTCAGGGCCAAATTCGGGTTCCTGTGCACCTGCATAGTTACCAGAGCGGTCTGCCTGTATGCGATAGAGCCCAACACCTGGCATCACCACATCACGCATTTCATATTTACCACTTACCGCATCTTTCACGCTCATAGGAACTAAATGAACGGGTTTCATCAGCGGATCTAACTGGCGGGCGCGGCAATAACTCACCGCCATGATGACTGAATCATCTTTAGCGCCAGGGTAAATACTGTTTTTCAGCGCGTTCCACGTTGGTTCGTCAATATTCAACCCAACCACGGCGGGCGGGAGATTACTGGTTGTTACTGCTTGGGTGGTCATTGGTCAGCCCTCAGATTTTGACAGCGATAGCCAGAAACATGAACGCGCCTAAAACACAGGCGAAGAAGAATTTCAGGCCAGATTGTTTGGGATACAGGTTGAAGTCGTCGCCGGTAACGCGGTGGCGGTATTGGAGTTTCTTGATGAATTCAATAGTCATGGTATGCTTTCCCATGGTTGGGTTTGGTCACTCAACCACGCTGATAATAATCCTCGTGGTTATTGTTCAGTCCTCAGTAGGTTTGCGGTTGGTCCCGCACTCCTGGGATAGCCCCGGCTTAATCGCTGGGGCTTTTCTCTTTATTGGAGTTGGTGGTTTTTCTCAGCGTCTAATTCCATTGCTCGTTCTGCCTTGGCAACACGGAGAAATATTTCCTCCTGTACCTCATCCAGATAAAGCTCCATAGCGGCGGTTTCGGTAAACGCCGTAAGATAATGGGTACTGGAACCTGCAATAAAGCAGCTATTTTTTACTGCGGTTTTAAAGGCGCAGAGCATTTTCGAATGGCGGCGTAAAAACTCAATCCGCTTGCCTAATTCCTCTTGCTCATCAGGATCCGAAATCAATAGGCGGTCATATTGTTCCAGCGATTGCTCAACCATTCGCTGATAGTTGTATTCATTCATAGGCCCTTCTTATTTATATAATAAAAAAGACCACATAAGTGGCCTTTAAAGGGGGGTATATTAAATAATATGCTGGTTAGGTATCATTTTTAGCCGGGGGATCTGAATCTTCCTGATTTTCAGTTGGGTCAGTATCTCTAGGCGAATTTATGATTGTTGGAATGGCTGAGATTCCTTTACCCATACCCCAATTAGCTACGTTTAGTTTTTCCCCAAACTTTGCTCCTTCAAGTAACTCTTTTGGAACGTTACCAAAATTAAGATCACTTTTAAGTATTAAACCTAATTCTTTGGCAACAGGAGATTCAGCTATTTTGATTAACTCTTTGAGGTTGTTGGGTAGGACAGAAGCAGGATTATACAATGCTGAAACCTGAGACATAATTTCTTTATTAGCTAAATATTCCCCATCTTTGAATGCAGGAGATCCGAGTGCCTCTGCTACAGTAATATTTCTTTGTTTGGTTGTAGATTGACCCTCTTTTCTATTTGATTCTTTTATTTTACCCTTGAGACCAACTAATATATTTTCGCTTTCATTTATTTCATTTTGAAGACTTATTGATTTTTCACTGAGGGTAGATATCGTCTCATTTGCACTTTTAATCTGTTTTTCAAGTGTCTCTATCGAGAGTTTTAATGTTGCATAATGGGTATTTAATGCATCTATATTTAGTTTTGATTTAAGCTGTAATTCTTCTTCCTCAGCTAATTTCGTGGCAATTTTTGCTTTTTCCAATTCTTCCGCATTGTCGCTCTTAACTTTTGATTGTGCGACATGGCTAATTGTTTCATAGGCGCGAGTTTTTTGTTTTCTAACAAAGCCCTCAGAAATATTTTCATACTGTAAATGAAGGAAGCGAATAGCTACGCCAAGATAAGGAAATGCAACCGCAATAATAAAGGCGGAAATTGCTGGAAGAATAAGAGAGTGAAGATGCCAAGGATCAAGTTTTCCAGCGAGAACAGCAATCCGCTCTTCAATCGGTTTCTTGCTAAGAGTAACAATGAGCACTGATTGCCAATTGAAGAATAACCAAGAGAGGATAAAACAAAAGAAAAACGGATTCCGTACTCTATCGATAACGGTTTCTTTAACTGACTTCAACAGATCATTCATTAGACCGCCTAAAATAGCCATCAATTATTAAGATATTCTACTTAATTTAATGAATAAACGATAGGCGTGGACCTCCCAATATTCGCGAGTTAAATCTGAGTGCGGCACAGGCAAAGGCCCCGAAGAGTAGGGCCAAGAGAAGATCTCTTATTCGCCGTCTTTCTTTTCGTTAATGCGCTGGAATGGATAACGTTCTGTATCTGGCTTGATATTGCGGTAGAAGTGGGAGCCAATTGATTCAGCGCCGGAGAATGCCGCGTAATCATCAGCGGACACATTCTGGTAGTGATACAGGGCTGCCGGTTCACCTTTCGACTTAAAACGAATCGCCAGAGTGTTGCTAACTGGGTCATGGCCGATGCTGTGGATCTGGGAAGATTCAATCTGCTTCATACTAATTGCAGGTAAATTGCTCATATTGGTTCCTTTTAGGTAAAAAAAAGAGCCACAGCCTAGGCTGTAGCTCCGATGGTTTATTTTGCTTTCCTGCTAATTAATGCTTAACGCACGCCGCGAGGTAACTTACTGCAACCACGCATCTTCTGGCGGGCAACTGCTGCAATCCGTTTCTCTGGATCTGCTGAAGTTCTGGGCTTGCTGGGTACGGCTGGCATATCTGGCATCGGTTTGCACCGCACCAAAACTAATACTGCTTTTTCGATTCGGTTACTTTCACGCTTTGCCAGCGCCTGGATATGGGCATTGCGTTTCTTTGCCATACGCTTTTGACGAGATGTTGTAGCCATTGGTCAGTCCTCAGTTATATCTATCACCGCTATGCCCTCAAAGAAGGCACACTGGTGATTCGTGGTTTAGCTGAGCCGTGACCGGTACACGCGGACCGTTTGATGTCACTTAACCGATTTGTTAAAGAGCATATCCTTGCGGGATGCTTAAAAGGTATAACTATACCGGTACTTTTGCAACCAAAAGATCGATAAGTTTCGGTATTTTATTTATCTTTATGATTTTCAGGCTTTAAAATTAGCGAATTTGCTACGTTAGTTAATATTGTGGACTTTGCAGCAAGCCTCCCTTTTCAGCGCTCGCCATGATTTACGTTATACTGGACTGGGTTTTTATTCGATTGAATTGAGGGAACTTTTTGTGGGCAAAACAATTACTGAGACCTATCCACCACTTCCACTGGATAAGCTACTTGTAGCTATAGATAATTTCAGTACAAGCAGTACGGCAGAAAAATATAAATTAATAAAACAGTTAGTTGCGTGCCATGCACTGCTTTCTGTCTCATGGGGCGAAGGTAGGAGTTTCAAACGTGCAAGGTTGCTAAAAGCAAAGGAGAAGATGCCCAAAACTGTCAATGAGATCATATGGAGAAAAGATATACCTGCGACTATTGGGAGGGCTAATCCTGCGGGTTTCCCTGTGCTGTATCTTGCTGATCGTGAAGACACCGCTTTAAGTGAAGTAAGAGTAACTAATGATCGTGTGGTTGTTGCTTATTTTGAAATATTGCCTGATAGAGTGATTCAGGTTGCTCCGATTGGCGAACTTTCATTAGTTCAGAAAACAGGACGAGGAAATATTCTTGGAGATAGCTCCAAAGATATCAACGATATGATAAATGCCTGTAATCCTGAAGAAGCTAAGGCTCTGTTGATAACAGATAATTTTCTACTCGAATGCTTAACAAGTGCAGATGAAAATTATGAAATTTCATCTTACGTGGCTAAATGTATTTTTGATAATTTACCTAATGTTTCGGCTATAGCATATCCAAGCCAGCGTCAAAGGGGGGCAATCAATGTTGCTGTACATATAGAAAAAGAGGAGTTTTGGGAAAACTGGGGGGTTAGAGCAATTAAATGCTTGGACGCAAGGCATCTGGCGTATGGCTATTATAACGTTTCAAATATAAACCATGTCACTGGTATGACTTACAGTGGTGAATTCGTGTGGGACGATGAATTAGATCAAGAGCGCTCAACAATTCTACTTGATCCACTCTGGGTACCAACCAAATCACTTGAGTCTTGAAGCAACAAACCAACCTGCCATTAGGCCAATAATACCTGATAGTATGATTCCCAAATCAGTTGTTTTAGCAAGAAGAACGGCGACCAGAATCCAAACAATACCGAAGATAGTCGAGAAATTATCGTTTTTACGCCGTACTTCCTGTTTATTTCGCTCTATAGAATCAGCGATCTCTCTTTGTTCTTCTGGCGTAAATTTGTTGCCATTATTATTCATAAGATGGTCTTCCTATACCGGCTTCACATGGCACACCACGGTGCCGATAATCTCGCAATTACCGTTTACTTTTACAAATCTGGCATCAGACGGGTAGTCTGGGTTCAAGGCTTTAAGATAACGTTGGTTATCAAGTATTTGTAGCTGTTTAAATGTCGCTTCTGCGCTACCTTCCATTCGGGCAATCACATATTTGCCACTCGGTGGATCGATTAATTCTGGGTCAACATAAATAATATCGTCCGGCTCAAATCGGGGCAGCATCGATTCGCCTTCAATGCGTAAAGCGAAACTTTCCGGGCTGCAAATCACAGGGCAGGGATAATAAACATACTCATCTCGCGGCAGCATAGTGACTTCTGTGAATGCGCCAGCCTGTACCCAGCTAATCAATGGAACCTCTCTGGTGAGTATGTCAATCGGTGAGGCGTTATCGATTTTCATAGCGGCCTGATTACTAGCCTCTTTCTCTCCTTTCCCTGAAACCAACCAGTTTGGATTCAACTGTAAGGCTTTAGCTAACGCAAACAGATTATCCGCTCGGGGTTTCTGTGTCATCCCAAGCTCAATTTTGCTTATTGCCATGCGAGTAATACCGGCTTTTGCCGCAAGATCTTCCTGCGTCATACCGAGTTCTTCACGTCTCGCCAACAGGCGCTCACCGAAAGTGCTATATCTATTCATGGGTATAAAAGTAACTCAACTTTAGTAAACTTTGCGCTCGGTATAGTTTCGGTATATATTCACCTTTATGGGTATAATTCTACCCTTGGTTCTTAAGGTGAAAATCTGTGATGAATGGTGCTAAATCAAATTCGCTGGATGGGCGCATTAAGGCTGCGGAACAGGTGATTAACCATTTCAGCAGCCCTTATCAGGCGGCGAAAGCCCTTGAGTGTTCCTATGAAGCGATCAAAACATACCGTAAGCGTGGGTTACCTGAAAAGGTTGCCTTGCTTTGCCATATGTCTACGGACATCCCATACACCTATAACCCAGCCGACTATGGCCGTAACCCGGAAAATCTCAGTCTGGTTCTGACCAAACCAGCTCATCAGTAAAGATAGAGGACTGACCAATGACCACAATTTACCAACCTGCCGGTATAACGGCAGGGGCTGCGATAGCCTCTGACGTTCGGCGGGAATTGCTATCACGTAAAAAAGTGGGAAAGAACGGTTTACCGTTCCATACCGTGCGTGAAGATCAGATTAAGACCAGATGGACAGAAAGCGAGGCAGTGGCCATAAAAAGCACTGCCAACGCGCTGGAATCAAACCCCGCAGTAGAAACCAATGTGGCCGCAATTCGTGGTTTTTTGGCGATGTTCACCGAAGCTCCTGAAATGTTGGCTCACGTCCATGCCGAATTAAAACGCGCCGGGCTGCCGGTACCCGACTGGCTGCCTGAGCTTCCCATCAGACAGGAGAAATCCCAATGACCAATATCACGCCAACCACCACACAGTCGGTAGAATTGATTGCCAACATTGTGGGTAAAAAACTGGCTATTGACGGGCAGGAGGCCCGCCGTATGGCTATCACAGGGGCTTTGTCTGGTATCACCCAGGCATTTTATTCCCGCCAACATAGTCCCTCTGATGCAAAGCAGCCGTAGGGGGATCTATGACGCCATCTGAACTCATATACCAATTTGGCCGGCCGATTGCCTACTACCCTGGCTTGGTCCCATATCTTGGGAGCGTAAACGCAGTCATTTTGTTCTGCCAGTTCTTCTATTGGACGGGCAAAGAAACTTCAGAGTTTGGCATTTTTAAAACTACGGAAGAGATTGAATCTGAAACAGGATTGACCTACGAGGAACAACTTACAGCCCGTAAAAAACTCAAGCAAGCGGGGGTTTTGAAAGAAACTAATAAGCGGTTGGAGCACCGTATTTACTATCAGATTGATACCGACCGGTTGGATGGAATGTTATCGCAACCTATTGATAAATCCCCAAATGGGGAAAGCCCATTTCGGGAAACGGGAAAACCCCAATTGGCGAACGAGGAAAAGCCCAAGCCGCCAGCAAGGGATTCCCTAACTGGCGGGCAAGGGATTCCCCATTTCGATCATACAGAGATTACTACAGAGATTACTACAGAGAAGCGCACACGTAAGGCGGCTAAAAGTTCGGCAATAGACTTCTCCGCTTTTCCGATGGCTGTTAGCTCTGAGATTTGGGATGACTACCTAAAACACCGAAAAGCAAAACGAGCTCCAATGACTCAGACCGTGGTGAACATGCTGGGTAAGGAGTTGAGTAAAGCGGTTGCTGCTGGATGGTCTGTGGATGATGCGTTATCTGAAGCCATGGCCGCCGGTTGGCAGGGGTTGAAATTTGAATGGTTGCAGAATCGTAGTCGGCCACAAAATCAGTGCGCTGGTAACACCGGCATGAGTCGTCAGGAAGCGCTGGAGGCGCACAATGCACGGGTTGCGGATGATTTTGTCAATGATGGGTGGTGAGTATGCAGGGTTTAGATGATAAACGTGAATTTGCAGAAATCATGAAAGCCACTCTTGCGATATATGGTAAAGATGCTTCAAAAGCCGTGCTGGAACTCTATTGGAATGCGTTGCTGCCCAACGATATCGACACAGTGCGCCAGGCATTCAGTAACTGGCTGACCGATCCGGATCAGGGCCGTTTCTCGCCAAAGCCTGCCGATATTATCCGCAATATCCAACATATTGCCGGTAAGCCCGATTGGCTCTCAGCAAATGAGGCGTGGGCATTGGCATTACCCGCGCAAGATGAGGCTAACACCGTGGTCTGGACGAATGAAATTGCCCAGGCATGGAATATTGCTCAGCTAATTATGCAGGAAGGCGACAAGGTTGGGGCGCGGATGGCTTTCATTGCGGCCTATGAGCGATTGACTAAGGCAGCACAAGGGACAGGCCGAGAGCCTGAGTGGTCAGTGTCGGAGGGATGGGACAAAGAAACGGTAAAACGCACGGTTGAACAGGCGGTAACAACAGGACTATTGCCCAAACCTAAAGCTGAGAAATATCAATTGTTGTTATCAGATAAGGGCAAGTTGGGTAATGGGGTACCAACAAAAATCCGTCATTTTTTAGACGAGTTGAAAGACAAAATTAAACAGGATCAGGAGGAAAGGGCAAGAGGATGGCGCGATGAAAGTATCAGGTTACAAGAGTCTCTGGACAGTAAACACCGAGAGTCATTGCAGCAGGCCGCCGACCACGGTTTGCATAATAATCAAATTACTGAGGACTGACCAATGAGCATTAATTTCAAGAACGTGTTGATTTACAAACTATCCCGCGATGTATCTTTCGCCAATCTGGAAGAGCAAATGGCGCAATTCGCATTTACACCCTGTGGTAGCCAGGATATGGCGAAAACTGGTTGGATATCGCCAATGGGTAACGAAAGCGCCACGCTAGCGCATGTGGCTAACAAGCAAATCCTGATCACATTGCAGTGTGAAAAAAAGGATTTACCTGCGCCGGTTATCGCCCGTGAGCTGGCGAGTAAAGTTGAACGCTTGGAGCAAGAGCAACACCGTAAACTGAAAAAAACAGAAAAAGACTCGCTGAAAGATGAAGTTATCCAGACTCTGCTGCCACGGGCCTTTAGCAAATACTCTACAACATCCATTTGGATTAACGCAGGGGCTGGGTTAATCATCATCGATGCTGCTAGCGCGCGGAAAGCTGAAAATGCATTGTCATTATTGCGCAAAACCATGGGTTCACTGCCTGTTATCCCTATGACACTTGATACCCCAATTGAACTGACGCTGACCGAATGGTTGCGTTCAGGTGCTGCGCCTGCTGGGTTTGTGCTTCAGGAAGAAGCTGAGTTAAAGGCTGTGCTGGAGCAGGGTGGCATTCTGCGCAGTAAACATCAGGATTTAGTCAGTGATGAGATCCGTGGGCATATCGCCGCCGGTAAACTGGTGACCAAGCTGGCGTTGGAGTGGCAGGGGCGCATTAGCTTTATGTTGTCCGACGATGGCAGCCTGAAGAGAGTGAAGTACAGCGCCACGCTGTTGGAGCAAAACGACGATATTGATCGCGAGGATTATGCTCAGCGTTTTGATGCGGACTTTATTCTGATGACGGGCGAACTGGCCGCGCTGATTGCCCATTTGGTTGATGCGCTGGGTGGCGAGGCAACCAGTAGTTCATGGGTAGATATGGACGGTGTAGAACGGGACGATGATGATCGCTATCCAGAGGCGGTTAGCTTCATCAAGACGAGGGGTAAAGCTTCAATCTCTGGGCTACAGCGTGAACTCCGCATTGGTTATAACCGCGCCGCCTGGTTGCTTGAAAGAATGCAGGCGGAAGGCATTGTGTCACAACCTACGCCAGACGGAACCCGCCAAGTGCTGGTCGGGGAGGTTGCGTAATGGTGATCAAGCCACAGGTACCCAACACCGAAAGGGATGGCATTAACCACGATATCAGGTCGATGCGTCTTGCTGGCCGATTAAACGAGGCCAACAGCCAGTTAAATCGGGTGATCGCCGCTGCCAGTGGGGCTGACTGGCGAACCCTGCGCGATCTCGAAAAATTATTATCCCAGATGTTCCCCGGTGAAGGTGATACCCAGACCGCCATAAGCGCACGCCTGCGTGAAATTAATCCTGTCCGTCATGGGCTGGTGAAACAGGTCAGAACTGTCCGCAACGAAGATAGCGGTAAACGGGTTTGGTTTTATCGCCTGGTTCCTACTCGTATTGAAAGTATTTTATCTGCGTACCCAATCAAGCCGGGGAATACAGCATGAGATATGGATCAGTGTGCAGTGGTATTGAAGCCGCAAGCCTTGCGTGGGAGTCCTTGGGCTGGGTGCCCGCATGGTTTAGTGAAATAGAACCATTCCCTTCAGCCGTTCTGGCTCATCACTGGCCGGCCACGACTAATCTGGGCGATATGACCAAAATTGCTGAACTTGTACGTTCCGGAAAAGTAGAAGCTCCAGATATTCTGGTTGGTGGTACCCCTTGTCAGGCGTTCAGCGTTGCTGGCCTGCGCAATGGTCTGGCAGATACCCGTGGCCAGTTAACTCTTTCATATGTGGAATTAGCCGATGCAATCGACGACACGCGCCGCCAACGTGGCGAAAAAGAATCAATCATCGTCTGGGAAAACGTGCCGGGCGTTCTCAGCAGCAAAGACAACGCATTCGGGTGTTTCCTTGCAGCACTTGCCGGAGAAGATGAGCCACTTGTCCCATCAGGGAAAAAATGGACGAACGCTGGTTATGTGTCTGGACCCAAAAGAGCAATCGCATGGATCATCAAAGACGCCCAATATTTCGGAGTGGCCCAACGCCGCCGTCGTGTGTTCGTTGTCGCAAGTGCTCGAGACGACATTAATCCCGCAGAAATATTATTTGAGTTCGACGGCCTGCGCAGGGATTCTGCGCCGAGCAGAGAAGCGGGGAAAGCAGTTGCCGCACTTACTGCAAGCGGCGTTGGAACATGTGGTGCAGATGACAATCAAGCACAAGCAGGACACCTAATCGGCAGTAAATTTGATGAAAATGGTTTGCCTCATACGGTTGGTACCCTTTGCTCTGATACTCACCCAGGTGCTTATACCGGGCAAGATGCTTATACCGGCCGCATAGTGCCTCAGGTATTTAGCTCTACTGGTGCGGGTTATTGGGCAGCTGGATGTGGAGTATTGAGAGCGAGACCACAGGAAAGTCACGAACATCTTGCGGTTTTTAACTGGCAAGCTGGTGGTAATACATCATCGACGCTTGGACTTGGTGAGATTAGTGGCGCATTACAGTGCAACAATATACCTGCGGTTCTCTTCCCCAAGAAGCAGGAAATAATGGGTGGACAGCATCCCAATGCTGGTTTGGGAGTTGACGTCTGCCCAACGTTAACGGAAGCCATGGGGATGGGGGGCGGTCATATTCCGATCACTCATGGCCCACTATATGCTTTTAGTTTTAAAGATTCAGGTGGGGATGCTTCTGTTGAAATATCTCCAACTCTAAGGGCTGGTAATAGCTGTGAGAGCAATGCCAATGGCGGGCAACCTCCAGCGATAGCATATGCTTTCGCAGAAAATAGCTCTTCAGCAGTTCGATTACAGAATGGGGACGGACAAATAACGGGTGCTGTATCTGCTGGGGGCGGCAAGCCGGGGCAGGGATATCCAGCTGTATTGGCATTTCAAGAGCGCGGTCGTGAAAGTGGGCGATCCCTCGAAACGAACGGAGACTTAGCCTACGCACTGACCGCTCCATGCGGCGGTGGCCGGGCGCAAGAGCGCAATATTTGCGATTTTAGGACCATGGCAGTTCGCCGCCTTACCCCTCGTGAGTGTGAGCGCTTGCAGGGTATGCCAGATGACCACACGCTAATTCCCCACGGTCGTGCCATTCGTCCTGAAAAGCTGGATAAAGATTATGCCAAATATCAGATGCGCGGTGGTCGAGCGAAGACGTTTGAGGAATGTTGCGCCGCAGCATCAGATGGACCCCGCTACAAGGCTATTGGCAACAGCATGGCTGTCAATGTCATGCGTTGGCTTGGTCAGCGAATTGCCACCGTACTGCCATCGCCGCTATACGATGTCATTTATGCCGATCCGCCGTGGCAGTATGGAAGTAAACCAAACCGAGGGGTTCTTCTTGATTACCCAACAATGCCGGTTTCAGAACTATGCGCAATGCAGGTTAAGAGCATAGCCAGTCCAAATTCTGCATTATTCATGTGGGTAACGGGCGCCATGGTATCAGAGGCATTGATTGTCGGAGCTGCGTGGGGTTTTAAATTCATCCGGATCGATAAGGTATGGGAAAAGAAGAAGCATACTGGTAGCCGGCACGGTGTTGTGGGGCCATGGGGAATGAATGACGCTGAATTTTTACTGTTGTTCACGCGGGGTAAAGTCTGCGGCAATCAAACAGAGCGCAACCAGTACACCGTCTATGAAGAGAAATATACTGGTATCCATTCTGGCAAGCCTCATTTCTTCCGTGAGCAGATCGAGCGCCGATTCAAGAATGCCCGACGTATAGAGCTATTTGCTCGAACATCATCACTGGGGTGGGATGTCTGGGGTAATCAAGCGCCTAATGCCACCAAACTGCTCCTCATTGATCCTGAGGGTGGGTTATGACAATAGCACCGCGAACTAAGTCCCCGAGAAAGAAAAAGACTGAGGTGCTGGGCGTCTTGTTGCCTGGTGGTGGCATTAAGTATGCCACTGATCATGATCGCGAAACGATGAAGGGGGTGCCTGTTGGCACTCCAATCTCAATGAGTCCAATTGGCGACCGGCGCAACCTGAAGCATCACCGTAAATTCTGGAAACTGCTGGAGCTGGGTTTCTCTTATTGGGTACCGGACTGGACCTTTGTTAGTGCGCCAGAGGAATGGATAGCCCATGAGGTGGCTAAAGCTGTGGGTAGTGCTGCTGGAGATCCGGAACTCTATGAGAATGTTACGAAGTCTATTGCTCAAGCAGTATTAGACAGGGTAATCAGGCAGCGCCAGAAGAGGTTTGATGGGGAGGCGGTAAAGACTGATGCAGCCTACTTCAACCACGTTATGATCAAGGCCGGATTCTATGATCTGATGCCCAACCCCGAGGGTGGCACATTGAAGCAGCGTTGGAGTATCGCGTTTGTGAATATGGATCAGGGGGCTTTTGACCGGATTTATCAAGGCGTAGCCGGTGTTATCTGGAATGAGACATTAGGCCAGCACTTTGATAACGAGTATGAAATGGAACAGGCAGTTAACCGGCTGCTGGAATACTGAGGACTGACCAATGAGCGATAATAACGGTATTCATGATGATCAAAGTGACAATGTATTGGCATTCACCAAGCGATTTAATGAGAACGCTGATATCAAAGAAATGCTGAATTTTGTTAAGGCTGAGCCAGCAGCAAGCCAAGACCGGCGCTGTAAGCACGGAAAAATTCTAGTCGATGAGCATCTACGTACGCTCACTTGTCGCAGGTGTGGTGCGGTGGTCGATGCATTCGACTGGATTAATTCAGTTTGCAACGGTGAAGCGAAAATCGATTGGGAACTTAAAGGACTGCGTGGAGAAATTAAGCAACATCGTGAAGGTTTAGAAAAGCTGAAACGTGAAGAGGTTAATTGCCGGGCAAGGATTAAGAATGCCGCATTCAAGTTGAATGATATCAACCTCCAGATCAGCAAAGCAGAGAGCGATCTAAGGGATAAAAGTGAGTAAGTCCCCGGCATTTAGAAGCAAAGCCCTACGCGATTCTGCGCGGGGCCAATGCTGTACGCTCCAGATCCCCGGTATCTGTAACAGTAACCCAGAAACAACGGTACTGTGCCATTTGCCCAGTTCAACCCATGGCATGGGGTATAAGTCAGATGACTACTGGGCCGTATTTGGGTGCAACTGCTGCCATGATGTTATTGATGGGCGGGTACCATATGAATGGCAGCCCGGAGAGCTTGAGGAAACGATATTATTGGCATTGCATGCAACTCTTAGGATTTGGCTGGAGGAATCGCTGGTAACCACTAAAGGGGGCCAGTTTGCTTAATAGCATAGATGCCATTGGCATCATCGGAACAGCAGCAAAGCTGGAAGTGCGTAACGGGAAAGTTCGTAAAGTTAACCACCAGGCGGAAACCGAGGAACAGGCCGCGCTTATTGCGTGGGCAGATAAAACTGTTATCGATGGTATCTGTATCGGGGATTATCTGATCCATATACCCAATGAGGGGAAGCGTGGGCCAAAGGCGGCAAGGGATGCAAAGCGACTAGGATTGAGAAAAGGAGTACCAGATTTGTTTCTGGCGTTGCCGCGAGGTGGTTATGCGGGGTTGTGGATTGAAATGAAGGCGGGGGAAGGGAAACTATCACAATATCAAACTATATGGTTGCAAAGATTATCAAGTGTGGGATATCGCTCAATTTGTTGTTTTAGCTTTGCAGAAAGTATTGATCTAATAGTAAATTATATTAACTTGAAATGTCGTTCAATGGGCTGAAACAGATGAAAAAAATTGATAACCCCGCAGCAAGATTACATCAAATTCTATTAGATGGATCTAGACAAGATAATGGTCGAGCGTGCAGAGATATATGGTTCGATTTACTGAAAATTTCTGAGCGAACTGATATTAATCTTTTAAGAGCAGTTGCCAATACCGCCGAGTTAGCAGATAAAATTATATATATACGAGATGATGTATTAAAAACCACAAGAGCAAAAAGCACCCACTGGCATACGCAAGTTAATAAAGCCTTTAGTATTCAAAGCCTAAAGAGTGATTGGGGTTCTTTTAATAAATCTATAGATTCGTTGGTAATATCTGAATTGGATATGCTTGCAATGATTTTTGAACAAGCTAATGCGGAAGAAAATTTAGATGAAGAGAAACTTGCTGAATTCAAAGTCAGAATTATCAACCTACGAGAAGAAATTATAGGCAGTGAGTTAGATCAAGGGGTTGAATACGCACTTTTAGCCCTTCTTAAGAAAGCTCTTGAAGCAATAGAAATGTACCAAGTCACTGGTGCAGGACCGATTATGGAAGCTGTAGAGGCATCAATTGGAAAGGTAATGTTCGACCAGAATTTGCAGGAAGAAATTAAGTCAGGAACAATAGGTAAGCAATTTGGCGCACTGATGGGAGGATTAGCTAACTTTGTTACTATAGCTCAAGGTGTAAAAGAATTAGCCGGACCAGCAATTACTTTTCTTTTGGGAAAAAGCTAATTTCACATATGGCAATATATATGCTTATTGTTGCGAATTATGAAATGAGCTATAGAATCAGTCTTGTGAATTTAAAACACAGGACTGACCAATGACCACCGCTATTGAACAACTTATCAAAATGCACGATCCGCGCTGCGTTAGCATAGAATCACTGAACATTGGCAGAGGTCGTGCAGTTCTGACCAAAGACCAGATATTAGGTACTTTTGCTACCTGCCAGCATATACACCCTGTCGGATTTGATATTTTGATGGCCAAATACCGCAATGATTGCAAAGCCGAGCAACGCTTACGGGCCGCAATTAGTGTGTGGCTGCATAAGCGACCACATCCATCTCGAGCCATTGCTGCCTGCCAGTTAGCGCTGAATATGGTATTGGATAGAAATCTCCCGGCGCAGGTAGAGCAAATTGCAACTTTACTGCGGCGTTACGGATCTCGGACTGGAATGACCAGAAAAGTCGTTGATGGTCTACAGCAGCAAATCAAATTGCTGGAAAGAGATAAAGCCCAGGCACTTGATGATGGCGCTATCGTATTACTGGCAGACGAAATAAAAACGCTTCAGTCTAAAATTAAAACAGAACGCGGTGCACTGCGGGCATGGGCTAATCAACAGGCTGCGGTAACCCAAGTCTGCCCCCGTTGTCATGGTGCCGGTAAAACCCTGCGTCCTTATCCAGAAACATGCAACGAATGCGGTGGTGGTGGACGTATACCGCCAACAATGGAACATCTGTGCAAATCCATGGGCATCATAGGGGCTGAGATACCCGCCGGGGAGTGGGCTGCGCAATATGTGCCGTTAGTTAAAGAATGCATGCACTGGTTATATGTAGAAGAGTCGAATGCGGGTGAGGCTTTAATGGAAAGAATTCAGTTAGAGAAATTTGGGTGATGTTGCTATGGAGCGCACTGACAAGATGAAATTAAAGTTAACTAAATTTGATGTTGCAGAAAGACAGTTGCTTCAAGCTATAAGAATGTTTTTCAGAGAGGAAGACCCCATATCAGTGCGGACCTTATTAGAAGCCTCTGGCCAAGTTCTTTACGATATCGGGAAAAAAACTCATATTAAAGGTTTTCTAAGGGGTGATGACCATATAAGACCAGATAAGTTGCAAGAATGGCGAAGAGCTATATTCAAGTCTCGCAACTTTTTTAAACATGCAGATAATGATTCTGATCAAATACATGAGTTTGATCCAGAAACTAACGACATGGTTTGTCTTGATGTATTAGTAATGTATAACGCCTTTAAAAAGAAGTGGTGCTTGGAAGTTTTAGTGTTTTTCTGCTGGTTTTCGATTAAGTATCCGCACTTATTGAACGATTCCGAAGAGAATAAACAGTTAACTGACTTTTCTAGGAGCGGTAACTTTGATTCTGGTGATAAAGCGTTCTTCAGTTTAGTTATTGATAAAGTAAGGGATGGAACTTTAAAAATACCTAATTTTAACTTTGATTTGAGTTGATTTTCATTTAGTTGACCCAGAAGTTAATATGCGCTAAATTTCCGAAAGATGCCGGAGTATGCTTAAAAGCTGCTCCGGTTTTTTATTGGTCAGTTCCGGTCAGTCCTGACTACCCCAAAAGCCTGCATGGTTCGCCCAGCAGGCTTTTTTATTTCCCCAAACCGGGGAGGTGGAGCATGAAAATGCCTGAAAAAACATCCTTGGCTTCGTACATTACTGGGGTGGTGATGGTGATTATTGGCAAGTTAGGGAGGCTGTTAAATGATTTAACCCTCAATGATTGGGCCATTGTTATCGGCATCATCATCTGTGTCGCCACATTCTTCTTAAATGCCTATTGGCAACGTCGTCAAACCAAAGCCATAGAGAAAGCCGCCCGCGAAGGATACGCCATCATTCGAGGAGTTAAATAATGACAATATCCAAACGTTTAATGACGAAGATTGCCGGTGTCGCCGCCGGTGGTGCCATGGCTATTGCCATTGCCTTGATTGGCGGTCATGACGGATTAGAAGGGCGAGAATATACCCCTTATCGGGATGTGGTTGGCGTGCTGACAGTGTGTGATGGACACACTGGCAAAGATATCATCCCCAACAAAGGTTACAGCGATGCTGAATGTGATGCTTTGCTACATCAAGACTTGATCCCCGTATTTGCCGCCATCGACCGCATCGTTAACGTTCCAATGTCTGATTTCCGTAAAGCTGCCCTGGCATCATTTGGCTACAACGTTGGTATTACTGCCATGACCAATTCCACCATGGTGAAAAAACTCAACCGTGGTGACACTTCCGGCGCGTGCGATGAGCTGCGTAGATGGATTAAGGCTGGTGGCAAGGTCTGGAAGGGGTTAGTCAATCGCCGTGAAGTCGAGCGCGAATTATGTCTGATGCCATAAAACCGTTATAAATTAGCTAATAACACCCATTTACATGCTGTTTTGGTAACGCTACGTGAAATCTGAATCACTGGCGTATGCCATTACCCCTGCTTTTTTCATAGTAAACGGCATTAAGCCCGGATCCTGATATGTCCACAAAACTACTTATCGCGATTGCCAGCGTTCTGCTGGTGGTGATCCTGTGCCTTGGCGGTACCGCTTTCTATTTCCACAAATCTGCTGTTGAGAAGGCCGGGCAATTATCACAACTGCAAAGTGATCTGGATGAATCAAAAGCCACCCAGGCATTACAGGCTTTTCAGTTCCAGCGTTTCAATGAGATAGCTGCGCAGGCCGGTAGCTATAACGTCACCATTTCTGCCAAAAGCGAGGAAAGGCAAATTGAAAATCGCAAAGACCTCAACGTTGAGGAATGCGCTGATCGATATATCCCTGATTCTACTGCTCAGCGGATGTACGACTATACGGACGGTCTACGTGCCAGGGCAATGCGCAATTCCGGCCAACCTGACGGAACCCTTACTGGTACCACTTCCCCCCACAGAATGACTTACCGCCAAGCAGTGCTGTGGCTTGACCCGTTACTGACCCTGTTAGACCGGGCCAATAACGATAGAGAGTTGATCCGCAGTCTGCCATCACAGCAACCAAACAAACAGGAATTACCATGAGCGATAAAGATATTGAGAAAGAAATTCAGCGTAAAGGCTTAACTGCACCACGGATTACCCCGGAGCATATCGAGCGCGTTCAGGTTGCGGGCCAATATCATCGTTTTCCAGGTACCACTGTAATCATCTGCTGTATCACATTAGAAAATGGTTACACCGTTACAGGTGAGAGTGCCTGTGCAAGTCCCGAGAACTTTGATGAAGAGATAGGTCGTAGAATCGCCATGGATAACGCGATACATAAAATATGGGGGCTAGAAGGATATTTACTGCGCCAGAAATTGCATGAGCAGTCACCGAGGGCTTTATCCAGTGGGCAAACATCGGGTAAGGCTGTTTAAGTCATTACAGAGTCACTTCCCAAGAGGTGGCTCAATAATGGCCCACAACAGACCAATAGAACACTATGGCAAAGCATGATTGGGAAGCGTTACAAGCTGCATTTCTGGCTGATAACGCGGATACCGGGATTACCGCTCAGCAATGGTGTGAACAGCATGGACTTAATTACCAATCTGCACGCCGCTATATCAAACCTCGTGCTGCGCAGTCTGCGCAAAAGAAACCCCGTAGAACTGCGCACAATGCGCAATCCGATGCTACTGCGCAACAGTGCGCAAACAGTGATGACGTGGAAGAGGAAGAACAGAAATTATCATCGGACACAGACGATGATCGTGATCCCGAGTCAGAACCAGCCGAGAAACCGAACTCCGGCAGATCTGGCAACGGGCAATTCACCAAAGGTAACCGTCATTCAGAAGGTAATGCAGGTAATCCCAATCCGGTTGGCGCTTTTACTCCCGGCAATCAGGCAGCCAGAAAGCATGGCGCTTATGCGCGGTATCTGAATGCAGATGACTTGTTTGAGGCTGCGGCAGATTCAGATCTTCATGACGAACTGATATTCACCCGAGCGCGGGCATTATCAGTTACCAAGACCATGCGGAAAATCCACGAGGATTTAGTGGCAGCGGAGTCTGTTGAAGCGCGAATAGAACTGTATGACAAGCTGCTCAAGGCTGAATCAGCGCTGGATAGAAACATTGGACGTATTGAATCCATAGAGAACAGTTTGAGTAAATTGAAGTTGGATGCCATCAATGGACCTCGTTTGACGGCTGATATGTATCGTATCAAAGCGGCCACTTCTAAGCTGAAGGCAGAAACACAGAAACTCACCTCAGAAGGCAAGGGCGTGACAACGCCGCTCAGCGAAGCAGTGAAAGAAGTTAGGGACTCAGGACAGGACGGTTTGCTGTGAAACAAGACGATAGACTTAACGATGCCGATATTGCCGCAATGAGTGAAGCAGAACAGATAGCTTATATCAAAGCTCACTTATCTGATGTTTGGTGGCGGTTGAATAACCTGTACAAGATCGTCAATGAAGAGGGTGAGCTAGTGACTTTTCGCATGCGCCCTGCACAGCGAGAGTTGTTCAAGAATATGCACTATCGAAATATCATTCTAAAAGCTCGCCAACTAGGCTTCTCAACAGGTATAGATATCTACCTGCTCGATCAGGCGCTTTTTAACAAAAATCTCTCCTGTGGGATCATCGCTCAGGATTTACCGGCAGCAGGGGAAATATTCAGTACCAAAATATCTATTCCGTTCGATAACTTGCCTGCTTGGTTACGCGCAACGTTTCAAATCAATACCCGACGTGAAGGTGCCAATGGAGGGCATATAGAATTTGCTCATGGTTCAAAGATCCGCGTATCAACCTCATTTCGCTCAGGGACGGTTCAACGGCTACATATTTCAGAGCATGGAAAAATTTGCGCCAAGTATCCGGCCAAGGCGAAAGAGGTCAGAACGGGAACGCTCAACGCCATCAAAGACGGCTGCATTGTATTTATTGAAAGCACTGCTGAAGGCGTAGGCGGCGATTTCCACACCATGAGCACGCGAGCAATGGATTTAGGCCAATTAAATCTACCGCTCACATCACAAGATTATAAATTCCATTTCTTTGCCTGGTGGCAAGATCCTAAATATCAAACTTCAGTGCCAACTGGCGGTCTGCGTTTAAGTAAATACCATCAGGAGTATTTTGCTGCTGTTGAGCAAACGATGGGTATCACTTTGCTCGATGAACAAAAGCAGTGGTATATCCGCAAAGAGATTGAGCAGCAGGAGGAAATGAAACAGGAATTCCCCAGCACGCCGTCTGAGGCATTTCTAACATCTGGCCGCCGCGTATTTGCCGCCATCAATGTCATGCAGGCCGAAGGTCAGTGTAAGTCTCCGTTGCTGGTATATGACATTGAGCCAGTAACCGGTAAACGAACCAAAGTTCAGGCATTACGTGCTGGCAATGCAGAAGAACTTCAACGCACGCTACTGAATCACTTATTGGTGTGGGAACTGCCGGATCCAGATGAGGATTACGCTATTGGTGGGGATGTCGCTGAGGGCTTGGAAAATCGTGACCGATCATCATTTGATGTGGTGAAAAAGTCTACCGGGGAACAGGTCGCCCACTGGTTCGGCTATCTGGATGCTGAGTTATTCGCCCAACTTATAGCCCACGTTGGCCGCTGGTACAACATGGCATTTATCGGTCCAGAACGAAACAACCACGGCCACGCAGTCATACAGAAGTTACGTGAAGTTTACCCACACCGTTCTATCTACTCAGAGCAATATCTCGACCGTGATCATGACGATGAAACACCAAAGCTTGGCTGGCTAACTACAGCACAAAGCAAGCCGGTCATTATTGAAGGACTTAAATCACTGCTTCGTGAGAATGCTTCTGGAGTCCGCTGGATTGGCACCATCAATGAATTGAATACCTACGTTTATGACGCAAGAGGTCGCATGAATGCCCAAACGGGTTGTTTTGATGACCAGGTGATGAGCTATGCCATTGCACAAGAAATGCGTGCGCGAATGCCTGCACGTCCGAAACACCAACCTATTGACCGTTCTAAACCTAAACACTGGATGGCTATCTGATGAATATCCCAACTAATGAATCTGAGGTTACTCAATCTCAGTCAGCAAACCGTGACCGCTTTACGCTTGAGCGATTGATGGATATCTCTTCGGATATTGACCATCAGCCAGACTGGCGAACTAATGCCAACACCGCCTGCGCCTATTACGATGGTGACCAGCTTGCACCGGAAGTGGTAGCAAAGCTACGAGAACGCGGACAACCGTTAACGCAACATAACCTTATCGCTCCGACTATTGACGGCGTGCTGGGCATGGAGGCTAAGACCCGCACCGATCTAATGGTGATTGCTGATGATCCTAATGAAGAAATGGAAGTAATGGCCGAAGCAGTCAATGCTGAGTTTGCTGATGCCTGCCGACTAAGTGGTTTAAATAAGGCCCGTAGTGATGCTTACGCCGAGCAAATTAAAGCCGGGCTATCCTGGGTTGAGGTACGCCGCAACAGTGACCCATTCGATAATAAATTCAAAGTGTCTACAGTTCATCGTAATGAGGTGTTCTGGGATTGGTTCAGCCGCGAGGCGGATCTGAGTGATTGCCGTTGGTTGATGCGTAAGCGTTGGCTGGATGTAGATGAGGTGAAAGGGACATTCCCCGACAAATCGCAAATTATCGATTATTCCCTCAATGAGTGGAAAGGCTTTGTGGATACCGAACTGGCGGCCGGGCAAGAATCGGATCTGATGAGCGCCTATGAAGAGTATCAATCGTGGAGCCGTGAGAGCACCGAATGGGTATCATCCAACCGTAAGCGCGTATTGCTTCAGGTTATCTACTATCGGACCTTCCAGCGCCTGCCAATCCTGCAATTAAGCAATGGCCGCGTTGTAGAATATGACAAGAATAACGTTATGCATGCTGTGGCTGTGGCCACTGACCGGGTTCAGGTCACCATGGCTCGTGTCAGCCGGATCCGTGAGTCGTGGTTTGTCGGTCCTCATTTCATCATTGACCGCCCATGTACAGCGCCGCAAGGTATGTTTCCACTGATTCCGTTCTGGGGCTATCGCAAAGATAAAACGGGAGCGCCGTATGGTTTGGCCTGCCGTGCCATTCCCGCACAGGATGAAGTGAATTTCCGCCGCATTAAACTGACCTGGCTATTGCAGGCCAAGCGAGTGATTAAGGATGCGGACGCGACTAACATGACCGATAAACAGTTGGCCGAAGAAATTGAACGCCCGGATGGGGTGATTAACCTAAATCCCAACCGTGCCAATAAGACGACAGCGGCTGATGCATTAAACATCCAGCAAGACTTTCAGGTTGCACAGCAGCAGTTCCAGGTTATGCAGGAATCCATGAAGTTGATTCAGGACGGATTGGGGGTTTACTCAGCGTTCCTCGGGCAAGACTCCAACGCATCCAGTGGGGTGGCAATCAGTAACTTGGTAGAGCAGGGTGCGACTACCTTGGCGGAAATCAACGACAACTATCAGTTTGCTTGCCAACAAGTGGGCCAGTTATTGTTGTGCTATTTGCTGGAAGAGTTAACCAAGCGCCGAAATTATCCGGTCGTGATTAATCGTGATGATCCACGCAAGCGCAAAGAGGTGGTATTGAATGCCGCCGAAGAGGCTGGACGGATGAATAACGATGTATCACGGCTACGTGCGCATATCGCTCTGGCACCGATTCAACAGACGCCAGCCTATAAATCTCAACTGGCGCAGCGTTTGTCTGAGGTCATCACCGGCTTGCCACCGCAGATTCAGGTTAGCGTGTTGGATATGTGGGTAGAACTGTTAGACCTGCCAAATAAACAAGAATTTGTTGAGCGGATCCGTAGCGCATTGGGTACACCAAAATCGCCGGATGAGATGACACCAGAAGAACAACAGGCGGCGCAGCAGGAGCAACAGTTACAACAGCAACAGCAGGAACTGGCGATGCGTGAGATTGCCGGTAAGGTTGCAAAATTGGAGGCTGAAGCCCAACGTATTAATGCCCAAGCGGAACGCGAGGCAACATTAGCGAATGGTCAGCGCTTCAATGATGCTTATACTCAGGCTAAAACGGGGCAGGTGCTGCAAGATATGCAGAATGTGACCGAAGAGATTGGTGCGTTACATGAAGAAATGATGCAGACCATTCAAGGTCAAATTGACCAAATACCATTATAGCTATTGCATGCCTGCAAAATACGCGCTAAATTTCCGAAAGATGCACTACATTGCACTGAATTAAGCCTCGCCTAACCGCGGGGCTTTTTGCTTTCTGGTATCTCTGATTTTCATCTGAATTACTTGCCCACAATTCGTGGGCTTTTCTTTTTCTACCATCAAGGTTCATGCCGCTAAGCGCTCTTATCCAAGAGTGCTTATTCGCATGGGCAGCGATACGCCTTTCTCATTCGGATCTATCCGGTAAATAGTCATGCAGGAGTCATAACGTGGACATTGAATTAACAGGTAATGAAACGCCAGAAGAGTTGGAAGCGCTGATCGATGGATTTGGTGATGTGGATATTTCTGATGTCACACAGGCAGCGGCGGTAACGACTACCCCAGTTGCTGTTGTAGTGGACAATACTACTGAAGATACCAATGCAGTAGTCAATACGGGCGATAAGAAAGACGAGCCGACGCCGGGCGCGACGACTACAGCACCGGCCACTGAAGTTACACCAACCGAAAGCACTGAGAAGCCAAAAGGTATTCTCAGCAAAGACGGTCAGCATGTTATTCCTTATGACGTACTGGTGGCCGAGCGGACTGAAAAACAGCGCTTAGCAGGCACCAATCAGCAAACGGCAACGGAGTTAGCTGAAGCGAAACGCCAACTGGCAGCGTTAACGCGACAAATCAACTCTGCTGGTATGCAGCCCGTTCCCTTACCTGAAAAAGCGCAAATTACGCCTGAACAAATTAATGATATTCGCGACGACTTCCCCGGAATGGCGGCAATGTTCGATACCTTGGTGCAGAAAATCGATTACCTGCAACAAGGCCAGCCAGCACAAGCTACCCATCAGCCGAGCGGTAATCCAGTTGCAGATGCCATGAATGCCGTACCTGATTTGAAGTCATGGCAGGATCAAGACCCTGACCGCTTCACACTGGCGGTACACATTGATACTAATCTGCAAAATGACCCTGCATGGAAAGACAAGTCTTTAACTGAGCGCTTTGCGGAAGTAGCGAAACGCACTAAGGCTGCCTACGGTGAATCGGTCGAACCGGTTCAACAAGAGCAGGCTACGACCACCACCACCACTGCGGCCACGCAGACCACCGCAGATGTGCAACGGATTGCTGCTGAGAAACTAGCCGCTGCAACTGCGGCGACTCAAGTACCTGGCTCACCGTCAGATCTCGGTGTAACAACGACTCATACAGCTTCGCCCTTGGAGCAGGCTGCTAATGCTTCTCCAGATCAGTTACAGGCAATGTTTGCCGGTATGACTGATGCCCAAATTGAGGCGTTGTTAGACCAGGCAATCTAGTAATCCAATTGACTTAAACCTCAACCCGCTTTGGCGGGTTTTTTATTTATGGAGTATCTATGACGACTATCACCTCTGCCCAAGCGAATAAGCTGATGCAGGTAGCGCTGTTCACGGCGGCAAACCGCAACCGCTCATTTGTTAACGTGTTAACCGAACAACAGGAAGCGCCGAAGTCGGTCAATCCTGATAAGAAAGGTACTACCCAGACCAGCCACAATGCGCCAGTTGTGCGTATCACTGATCTGCAAAAGCAGAAGGGTGATGAAGTAGATATGCAGATCGTGCACAAACTGTCTAAGCGTCCAACTATGGGCGATGAGAAATTGGCTGGTCGCGGTGAAAATCTGGCATTTGCGGATTTCGCACTGAAGATTAACCAAGGCCGCCATCTGGTTGATGCCGGTGGGAAGATGTCTGAGCAGCGTTTCAAACACAACCTGAATAAGACCGCCCGCACTCTGCTGGGGACTTACTTCAATGATGTGCAGGACCAGTCTGCAACCTTCCATCTGGCGGGGGCGCGTGGTGATTACATGGCAGATGACACCATTGTGCCTCTGGCTGACCACGGTGAGTTTGGCAAGATCATGATTAACGATGTGTTGCCGCCAACCTATGACCGCCATTTCTATTCTGGTGATGCAACCTCAATGGAAACATTGGATGCAGCGGACCTGTTCACGCTGGCTACGGTCGATAACATTGCATTGTTCCTTGATGAAATGGCTCACCCGTTACAGCCCATTCGTATGTCTAAGGATGAGCTGGCTAATGAGGATCCGTACTTTGTGCTGTACGTGACACCGCGCCAGTGGAATGACTGGTATACCTCGACGTCCGGTAAAGACTGGCAAGCTATGATGACCCGAGCAGTGCAGCGTTCTAAGGGCTTCGATCACCCGCTATTCAAAGGCGAATGTGCCATGTGGCGTAACGTGCTGGTGCGGAAATATGGCGGTACCCCCGTTCGCTTTAATACGGGTTCTAAGGTGCTGGTATCCAATAATGACTTGGCGGCCTCCACCAAGATTATCACCACCGGCACCACCATTGACCGCGCTATGCTGCTGGGCGGTCAGGCACTGGCTAACGCTTACGGTACTGGCGATGGTGGCGGTTTCTTCGGTTACAACGAAGAGAAAGTAGACCATGGCAACGGTACCGAAGTCTCTATCCGCTGGATTAACGGTTTGAAGAAGATCCGCTTCAAACAGAAAGATGGCCGAGTCAATGACCACGGCGTCATGGTCGTGGACTCAGCGGTCACTCTGGGCAAGTATATCCCAGTAATACAACAAGCAGGCTTCGGTCTGCTTTCTTTTTGTCTGGAGAAAAATGTTATGACAATTATTAAAGCGCCTTCTATTGGCGATGCGGTATATCAAGGCCCGCAAGGAAACCTGTCGCTGGCAGAAGGGCAGATTATTTTGAAAGATGCTGCTGTCGGTGATGTGATTGAGTTTCTGGAATTGCCTATTGGTATGCGAATTTATGGTGTGAGTGTCGTGAGTGAAGCGCTGGGTGCGGGTGTCACCGTAGAGGTTAAGAGCGGAACCACCACATTAGTGGCCGCCGCCAGCCATACCGCCGCTGTCGCGAAGAATGTCCCCATTGTCCCTTACAGCACACAAACAGCAGACGAGAAAGTGACTGCGGTGATTGCCGGTGGTGCGGCAAATGGCCGTCTGGTGGTGAATATCCTGTACGTGGCTGTCGGTTACTAATTTCATACCTTTCCCCTCTCAGCCTGCTTCGGTGGGCTTTTTACTGTCTGTTATTTACTACCCGCAATCTGGAGTCTCTCATGTCTAACAAAATCGCCGTGGTCTATATCGGCCTAAAAGAAAAAAAACGCGACACCATTACCGGTAGCCGCCTGGTATTCCCGCGCCATAAACCGGTCGATGTTGAAAGTGCCATTGCCCATCAGTTGTTGGATTTCCCAACAGTATTTATTCGACACGATGAATTGGAAAGTACGCTCAGTCTGCAACAAGCCGCAGAGCAAGAACATGCAGAATTAGCGGCGCAATTGATAGAACAAGCCAAACTTGAGGCTGAAAAAAATAGTTTTGTCCTGAAGATCGGTGGTGATGAGGTTGATATTGCCAAACTGACCTCGGTTCAACTGGCCACCTTAGTCGAATCTGAAGATCTGGATATCAAACAGGGTGCTCAGGAAAAGGTAGATGATTTCCGCGTGCGTGTTCGCGAAGCCATTCAGACTAAAAACGCTGCCAGCACCGAGGCCGAATAACCATGGCAACACTTGACGCATTTCTGCCGACTATACGAAAGCATATCAGCGGCCCGCTGGATATCATGATGAAACAGTGGGGTAGCGTTGTGCCGTTTTTGGCACAACTACAGATTGTAAGAGGTCTTGCGAGAACGACTAAATGCCTGAAAGCTCATTAATGAGGGAGGGATGCTTGTCAATCATGATCAACAGCTTAAGTGAGCTGCCTGATGGAATTCTCCTATGTTGTTCCCATGCCTCAACCAACGATGGACTCACTCCAACAAGTTGTGCAAAGTCTTTTTGCTTATACCCTGTTTTTTTCTGATTTCTTTTACATCAGGGATAGCGACCTGAGTCACTCGGCCTGCATCTAACTCACCATGACTAATAGCAACGGCCTGCTTCGTGGATGTCATTAACTCATTTAAAAAACTGCTCATATCTCCCCCTATTGTAGAGAAAAGGCACCTCACGATGCCTTAAGCACAGTGTTGTTAAGCGGTCACTAGAAGCTCGTTGAGATCTTGCTGATAGGTGTTGTGTAACAAGTCTATTTGCTGTTGTAAGACAAAATTGAGTATTTCTTTCACTTCCTGTGATTCCAGCGTGACGATGGCGTAAATCAACGCACGACAGTGGTTGATAAGTTCTTCTACTTCGCAGGGGGTGTCATCGTACATAGCGCACCTCCGGCAGCAGAGGGGTAGATGAAGAAACAGGAGTGGGAATAACAATGATATTGCTGGTAAATAATGACAGGTGTTTAGTCGTCAGATCCATGATGACTACCTCTTTGGTAGGGGGACTAATCACCACCTTGAGGTTCCAATCTCTTTATGGGTGGTGAACTGAGCGAGGTTGGAACTACCGGTTACCAAAGAACCCGGCGCATCTTGCGATGCCCCCACCCAGTTCACCGTTTCTTGCATATTACAGGTGTCACTGTGCCCGCACATAATAGCCGTGTCTACGGTCGTGCGCTTTGGTAATTTCCGAGGTTCCAAACCCGACAGCGGATTTTGCCGCTGCGGCGTGACTATAGCCCATCGAAGTTTTGCCGTGCAATTAACCAGCATCACTTTAGGACAAACATTTTTTCTGTAAAAATAGGGGGTTATCGTGGTGATGCGTTAATGATGGATGAGGCAACAAAGAGTAAGAAATAAAAAGGGAAAGGGGGAATAAACAGCGCAAACAGACGACGTTTAAGGCAACATCGCCTGCTAAAAGTAGGGATTTAGCTAGCAACTTAATGGCAAATTTGTGCCAGTTCTTTATCGCTTAGACCGGTCATTTTCATTACTGTGGCACGGTCAAGACCATTGGCAAACATAGTTCGGGCAACTTCCAACTTACCTTTCTTTAGCCCGTTAGCTTCGCCTTTTTGTTCCAGTTTTTGTGCAATTGTCATCAGTGACTCCTCGTGCTGCGGTAAGCGGTTGGCCAGGCTGCGGAGGAACGCTTCTGGGTCTGCCGTATCACCAACCTGTATGATGTAATTTATCGCCGCTTTTAGTTGATCTTCTGTAGTGTAACCACTTGCTATCACCATGACCAGTTGATCCGATAATTCAGATAACTCACGCTGACGAATATGTTTTTGCAACAGTTCCAGCAGAGCAATGCGTCGATGGGTCATGATTTCGTTATCGGGGATTACCGTCACATCGATCAGCGGGAAGTCACGACTGTACAACCTCTCGGCGAGTGCGGGTTGGTTAAAGGCATGCAGCCAGCTCATGGGATACGGATACGGCGTGACCATGCCATGATAGAACAACATGGGAATGACCAGCGGCAACTGGTCGTTCCCCGCTTCGAGGTGGCTCTGCATGGCGGCAATAGCGTAGCGCATCATGCGAAAAGCCATATGTTTATCAGGCGAACTTTGATGTTCAATGAGGGCGTAAACATAACCGTCCCCCGCAGTCGTTTTGAGCGAGTAGAGCACGTCCGAGTAGCAAGCGCGCAGGTTGTTTTCAATAAAACTGCCCGATTCCAGCCGTAAGGTGCTCAGGTCACAAAGTTGCCGCAATTCAGGCGGTAAATGGAACTCCAGCAGGTCACACGCCGTCGCGGGCTGGGTCATAAAATTCTTAAAAAATGCATCATGGGGTGTAGGGGTCGTTTTCATCGGGCGATGATAGTTATGGTGATCAGTGTGAGCAATCACTTCGCACCACTTTAGGACAAACATTTTTTCTATTTAAAATAATAAGTTATCGATATGAATAAGGGAGGAAAAACAATCACAGTGCGGAATAAATAGGGTGCGAAAAACTGGCAGAAATAAGGCGACGTCAACGCGATATCGCCCGTTAAAAATATGGCAACTCCGGCCAGTCAATCTCTGGCGCGGCGCGGTACTGTTTGAGTGCCGCCAATTGCTGAATATCCGTTGGTTGATTATTCATTGCGAAGGTAAATTAGAAATACAAACCGGGCTTAATTACCCGGTTAAACGTTAGCTAAAAATGTCAGATATCACTCTTCGCGATGTTCAATCTTTTATTTCTGTTTAGTTACTGTGAATTTATCACTACATTTTTGCACAGCCCAGAATATTACAGCGCCGACCACGAAGAAGCCGATAGCAACACCCCAGGCGGTAATCCCTTCATAGAAGGCATAAGCAATCATAAATCCTATAGCCATTATGAACGTAACGATAACGCCAATCATATCGAAGATGAATCGCAAAAAACCATTAATAACTTTTGATTTCATCTGCAAAATGCCTCAACGCTATAGGGTTGTTTTTTGCCATTTTACTGAGTTTCATCAAACGCTCGAACGGCTTCTCAAAAAGAAAGAACAACATATCGTAATCATCCGGTTTTAGCTTATTAAAAAGCGATGGATTTTCTCGGGCTAATGTCCGTGATGCTTCACATGCGCGAGATGCGATCCCTTGTAGCATAACTATGGAAACCATCGCGGTGGTACCCAGTCTAAAACTCAGCGTGACCGCAGAACTGGCCGCTAAGCCACTAACGACTCGTCCACTGATATAACCTGATATCAATGTTTGTGCTGCCATACGCGTAATTTTACCGGTGGCACCATAGATAAGTTCTTGGTGTAATTGTTGAATGGTTTCATCCGGTAAACGGCTGAGGGTATCATGAATGATGATATCTGCTATTTTAGCGATAATAAATCGATCGCGAATGAGATTATTGAAGGCATTAAGAAAACGCTTATCATCAGACATATTACGTTGTTGATAATATCGTCCGCCATCGGAAAGATTTAAATCTTGAAAGGTTCGTTCAACCCCCAAATATAAATCCATGGGGATAGACTTGATTCCCTCAGCCATGGCCTTAATAAATCTTGATGAATCCATAACATTTCCTTGTTGTGACGACATTCGCTTCCACTTAGCATATTGGATTAAGGATCAATATTCCAAACCATTATAGTGAGCAAAATTCTGAAAATAGAATCAAATCCTACTTCCCCAGCATTTGCACAGAACAATATCAAAGATTACGAAGATGGCCAGCTAATTGATATTCCAGTAGGGCACTTTATTGATCAGCGAATTCAAATACCTGAAGTTGAACGCGAGGTTATTCTCACAGAGGAAATAGACTAGAAGATAAAACCGGGCTTAATGGCCCGGCATCTGCAAGTCATGTTAGGTTACGCAAAGTTATACGCCGTCATGGATTTTATCTGCAATATAGTAAATGGCATATGCGATGATAAATCCGACACAGGATAACGCGGCTTTAAAATATCTAAATTCGGATTCAGATATGAACAAAAACCAGACTATAGAGGCAATTGTTGCGAGTATGACAAAATCACAAAGGCCTGCAATCCCGCGCGAGGCTAAACGCTTAAGTAGGTTCATTAATACCTGACCTTTTGAAAGAAGTACTTAGTGACTTCATCAAAGAGTTGACGATTTCGAGACCATAATGCGGTAGCGTCCTCAAATGGCCTAATCCGTTTTTCTACCAAAAAATATAACAGGTCGAGATCCCCAAGTCGGTTAAGATAGGCGTATAACTCAGGGTCACGCATACTCAGTTCACGGGATGTATAAACAGCACGGGACTGAACAGCCCCAATTGATAGTATGGTCGTGAATGAAAAACCTATCAGCATTTTTGCGATTAAATTTCTGGCAAAGATAGCGCCGATATTACCCAAAACAAGTCTGTTTGCCACCATACTTCCTGCAATGCTGGCTGAGCCGTTAATCGCTATGTTTTTGAGTTTATCCGCGTCAACCTTATCCAAATATCGTGTGAAAATTATGTTTGCAATTTTTTCCAGATTTTCCCCGTTGGCAAAACCACGCTTAACTAATCTAATGCAACGTTCTTTATCTATACTATTAGCCCAACGATTGTCAGTATCGAGGAAATCGTATCCCAGATAGTACAAATCAACAGGTAACTCCAAAGCACCACCTGCAAAACTACGAAGAAAGCCACTTTTTAAATTGATAGAGTCAGCCATTTTGGTGGCTAATTCTTTAGCGCTCGTCATCGGATAAATTCCCTTTAAAGTTACCGTATCCAGCGCCGATTTCATTTACATAGCGTAGATATATATTTTTGATTTTGATGAATTCATCATAAGTTATCAACAATCTGAAGTTAGATTAATTAACCTAAACATTAGATCAAAAACCAATTTTGCCATTAAACATTCACGGCACCAAGCTCGAAACTAATTATCAGATATTTCCCACATATATTGAAAAATATCCTCTACCTCTAAGCCAGGTAGCTACGCGCCTTAAATTAAATAAATACCCCGTTGATCTCTTATCAACAACGCGCTAAATCACCCAAAGATGCCAAGCCTCACTTTCTTAGTGGGGCTTTTATGCCTGTCGGAAATCATTCCCTATGTCAGCTATCGATATCACTACCATGCGTGGCAAAATGCCACGGGCGGTGCCACATCTATTGCCAGAGCAAGCGGCGACCATTGCTAAAAACTGCCATTTCCGACACGGCGTTATTACACCTGTTAGGCGGGGAAACATTTAAGTTGCAGCCAACCACTATTTTCCGTTACCGCGATGACTATTGGTTTGCCTGGACTGACTTGGTTGACGTCCTTATATTGACTTCGCTAGCTATTAAAAAGGAGCCGAAGCTCCTTTGAATAGTTTCACAAACTAGAATTTACTCTATTCGCGGAATGTTATACCCACAAATGCGGCCTCTCTAGCATCTGCAAAAATGTTTGTCCTAATTTACCACTGGTTAATTGAACAGTAGGGAATGGCCGGATATAGTGCCCCCGCAGCGGCAAAATCTGCTGCCGGATTTGACAGTCCGGAATTCAATAGAGCGCACAACTGCACAGGCGGTTATTATGTGCGGGCACAGTTACACCTGTGAAAAAGCAATGGTGAACTGGGTGGGGGCATCGCAAGGTGCGCCGGGTTCTCTGTTGACCGGTCTGTCAACCCCGCCCAGTTCACCACCTATATGAGATTGACAGCTCATGGTGGTGATTTTAAAACCATCAACTGAGAGGTTGTCATCATGGATTCGACGACTAAAGCCCCTTGCCTTACAGCTTTTCTTCACCTGCCAACATCACTGGCCGCCACTCTCCCGCCGGAGGTGCGTCATGTACAATAATTCGCCCCCGGAATTAGAAGAAGTTATCGATCACTGTCGTGCACTGATCCACGCCGTTATCACACTCGAATCGCAGGAAGTGAAAGAAATACTCAACTTTGTCCTACAACAGCAAATAGATCTGCTACATCAAACTTATCATCAAGCCACCAGCGAGCCTCTTGAGGCAGAATAATCTCTAAATGCAAAAAGGCATCGTGAGGTGCCTTAAAAAATTACGAATCATTCCATCTCACTTCATTTGAGCACTTAACGTACTAATCTCTTGATAGTTAACAAGATATAGATGCTCATTTATAATCTTACTTTTTCATAGTAACTCATTGTTTTAAATTAAAAACAATCTATAATAAACATTGGTTTACCTATGAGTGCTTAAAGGAGGCAATCATGATTTTGAAGCAAAAACTGTTGCGCTCCATCGCCAACCGGAAAGGTATTGTTGTACTGCGTTCGGAGCTGGAACACTTGGGCAGCAAATCGCAAGTTAGCAAAGCATTGTCTGAACTCGTTAAAGAGGGCGTATTAATTCGGGTTAGCCTTGGCGTGTATGCAAAAACTCGATTTAACCGATTTGCGGGGAAAAGGATGGTAGCCGCACCATTTGAAACTGTTGTGGAAGAAACGTTCAAAAAACTCAACGTGAAAGTCACTCAGGGCAAGGCCTTAGAGGATTATAACGCGGGAAGAACGACACAGATCCCAATGCAGCTTCAAGTCAGAACTCCAGGAAGGAAAATATCCAGAAACATCACTGTTTCGGGTAAAAATGTAAAATATGAAAAAACTTACGGATGAGCAAATTGCTGATATTCAGGATGCGGAAGCTGCGGGCCTGCTAAATGGCCTGCCAGCATTTGTCGCTGAAAAAGATGTGCATGTAACAGATGCATTGCGTGTATTAGCTAACTTGAATGTAGTGCATGAGGCACAGTTAAAAGGATTTGACCCTAGAAGTAAAAAAGTACCTGTTGAGCCAGTAAATATAGAGCTTCCTGTCCGATTAGTGTTTGCTGGCGGTACTTGCTTATCGAAAGCTTATAATTTGATTAGTCGGATGTCAGAAGATATTGATATAAAAGTCATTCTTCCAGAGGTTCCGAACACCTATAAATTAAAAAATGAATGCTCATCTGATAAAGCAAGACTGAAAGATATTCATAAAAAACTGACAACAAAGCTAGAAGAACTAGGTTTCTACCTTACTGATAAAGAAGGTGAAAACCCTGAAATTAATGATAGGCACCGTCATTATAATGTTGATTTAAGCTATCAAGGGAATTTCAGTAGCGGTGTTTCTAACCCTCTGCGTAGCTGTATAAAAGTAGAATTAATAAATCGCCCCATCAATTTACCTACTGAGAAGTTAAAGATTAATTATCTTTATCAACAATTAGTAAATGGTAAAAGCTACCCTGATTTTGATATCGAATGTATCAACATATCCGAGACTCTGGCCGAAAAGGTCTTATCTCTTCTAAGACGATTTGCAATGTATTGTGCTGGCGTGAAGCAAGCCGAATTTGATGAGGCGCTGGTACGGCATATTTATGATGTATGGCGCATATACACAATAAAACCCAAAGCGATTAATGCTGCTGCTAGTATGTTCGGGCACTCAGTAAAAACTGATATGGAAGAATATTCACAGCAATTTCAGGCATTCGTTGATGACCCGTATAGTGTCCTGAGTAAAAGTCTTGATGTCATAAAAAATACTAAAGATGGGCAGGGTAAATGGTTGAACCATTTATACATAACGAGGCTTAGCCCACTGGTTTATTCGCAGGAACCACACTCCTATGAAGAGGCGTTGGCAAGTTTTGTCGAGGTAGCTAACCACTTACTCCGGGCCTTAGCTGAAAAGTGAATATATAGATGTTCACTAGGCGTCTATCAGACGAATTAATTGGAAATACACTCAGAAAAACATTCATCAGCCATATTCAGAGGTGTTCATTAGTTCATGGGTGACAAGGCCAGAGCGGGCACGGGCTGTGGGGGCGATCTTGTTGATTAATGAATGGGGGTGAATAGTGGGTGTGGGTGTATATAGGGGGGGAGTCAATTTAGCCCGACCACAATTATCTTAGGAAGGGCCTATACACTGATGAATAACAACAGAATTATTCATCATTATCCGTAGCTTCAGATACCTTAGTCATGATAGTTGAATCTGTCATCAAATAATAAATCTCGTCCGAATCAGCCGCTTCTAACACTCTCGTTTCCATTGTTGAAAATAACAAATACTCATCAGTATCAGAATTCTCAATTACCGCAGTGACCATCGTGCCAGCACAGGAAATCTCATCTTTGTCACTATTTTCAACTGTATGTGTTTGAAAAGTAGAATATGCACTGATTTCGTCACGATCTGAGTTTTCAATCCGCTCAGTAATTATTGTTGCAAGCCCCAACATTTCATCGTGATCATCAGTCTCAATAGTGAATGTCCTCGTGGTGACATCCAAAATATTTGTATTTTGGATCGCAACAGACTGTTTCATAGTGATCGTTTCACTATAATTCATAATGTATGGCTTCATACTATCTAACCCCTATTATGTTAGTCATACTAACGGCTGAAAATTAAGTTTTGTTGTATTGACAAAATCATAATAAATTTCTGCATGGAAATATTTTTCAGACTCATGCCAACCGAAGTTGGATATAAAAAACACACAAACCCAAGTAACAATACATATGGAAATTAGTCGATAAAGATACTTTTCAATATTTTTTACCAAACTAGCGATATATCTGACGGCATCTTTTATATCATACCAATCCCTATAAAAAGAAATTGCCAATGCTACTTTATTGGGATCTTTTTTTAGATCACCAAAGCTAGATTGATAAAATGAACTAATGGCAATAGAGGAAATAATAAATAATGCTAAATTTAATGCATAAAGTGATGAAACCCCCCATAAAGTATAGAGAATCCATGTCATTACCATCGGAGCATTAGAATTGATAATTTCACCTAACAGATACCCAAGAAAACCAAGTAGTGCTAAACCGATAGTGGAGTAGAAAGATACTTTGTTATGTAGTGAGTAGAGTGCCCCCGTAAGCTCCGTAATACGGATTTTTAAAAATTCTTCTTGCCGCTCCCTTTCTTGGTCAGAGATACCGGTTATATGTTCCTTATAAACAGCAACTTTTTCCTCAATCTCACTTGGTTTTACCCGGCTTTGGACCTGATCAAAAGAAAGTTTTTTGTAGCAATCCACATGATATGAATCATCCTTTTTATACAGAGTAAAAAGATAAAAAATAGATTTTCCCCAAGGTAGCGAGAACAGAGAATAACGAGCAGTATCAAGGTCGTTATAGGTCCCAAAATTTTGATCGTTGGAAATATGAAAAAATGGTAGATAATTGAATATCAATAAAAATTTACTCATCATTCAAGTAGTCCACTATAGCTTTAGAAATAATCATACCCGTCTCAAACTCAAGCCATGCCCATTGACCGTTTGCATTCATTTCAAGGAAATACCAAGTACCTTGATTAATAATGAAGTCAAAACAACCAAAATTAATATTATTTTCGGACATGAATTTCAGGCATTTATTATATATATCCTCTGGAAGTTCAAAAATTTCATAACTCACATTATTGTTTTTCTTGCGCCAGTCTATTTTGTTTTCTGATTCAATTTTTACTGAAAATACCTGTTCACATACAAATGTCGCCCGAACTTCATAATCTTTACTAATATATTTTTGAAAATATGCTGGAGAGTATTTCAAACTATCGTTATTGATATTAAGATTATACTCGTTAGTCTGAACATATTCCTTTTTATTATCATAAGAGACTGATCCTATTGATAAAGGTTTAACAATTGCCTTGTGTTCTTCTAAAGCAGAAATTGCTAAATTATCATTAGTAATGACTAAATCAGGAATAATAAAACCAACACGTTGTGCTAAATAAGCCTGAAGAATTTTATTGTCAGCTCTGCGCATGACCGATGGCTTAGATAAACATCGGCCAGAAAAACTCTCAACGATGCCTTCAATAAGCGAATGGCTTTCTTTGTGAGAAAAGGCTTGATACTGGGCGTCAATCACACCAGTAAGATCTTCAGATGCAGGTTTACGGTAGTAAATTGATTTACAGTTAGCTGAATTTAGTTCATCACCAGAACTATCTTTGATTCTAAACCCTGATAAATCGTAACTAATTCTATAGTTTGAACAGTTATCTGTATTTAAACGGAAGAAAGCAATGTCTTTGTATCGTGCCATGATGTAGTCACATGTGCGATCAAAGCTGCTGGTGATGATCAGTATCCGGTTTTTCATCATATCCCTGATTGCAAAGAAGCATTTCCTAAATGATATGTAAAAAACTAAAATTAGCCAATGACAGTGGTAACAGTTTTGACGACCGACTTTAAATATTTGACTCTATTTTGTTGTCTATTTCTTCTAACAGAAAATCGATACTTACCCAGTAGACATACCAACCGCTAACTTCCGGTATTAATAATATTATATAGAGGCGTTTTTACTTTCTGTCTCACAAAATCATCTGTGCCGCCCGGCATTTATAAATTGCTGCTAATTTCTCTCTGGTTTTCTTCTGCGGGCGAGAATCTACAGCTTCCCATTGGGATACAGCGGATTGCGTGGTGCCAAGCAGTTCTGCTATTTCATATTGCGAAAAACCACGGTAGATACGCCATGCTGCCAGCAAACTGACACCATCGTTTACCATGATTTGAACAACCTCATTCGGGATGGTCTGATCATCATCGTTATCAGCAATATAGGGAATATCCTCATACTTTGCATTAGAGATAAGCTGTTGGTATTCGGCAATGGGTAAGACCACAAACTGAGGCTTTCCTGCTTCATCATGAATGTATTGTAGTTTTGCCATCTTATTCACCTTAGTTTAGAAAAATAACGCCATGCCTTTGAGGGGAAATATACTGAGCCAGCCTAATAGGTTGTTGTGGTCCTGCGTTTCACTTCCTGGATCGTACATATCACAGGGGTTCCCTCTATAATCTGAAAAATAATCCTATAATTCCCCACCCGCATCCGATACTGGCCAGTACCCATCTGTAACTTTTTGATATCCAAATCAACAGCAGGGAAATTTGTTAGTTTATTCACTTTTTCACTGATGGATTTTCGATATCTGACATCTATTGAAAGTAACTGCTTAACCGCTTTCCTCGACCAGTCAACCTTGACCATCGTTTCCTCACTTTTATAAGTGATCACATCCGCTGTTATGGTCAAATAGTAGAGCTATATGTAAGTATGGTCAACACAACAAGCTGATTATTAGCTAATTTTAATCTTATTAAAAACTAATATTTGAGTCTAAATAATAATTAATATTGATGAATTACATACATATTACACCCACAAATGCGGCCCCCCTCGCATGTACAAAAATGTTTGTCCTAATTTACCACTGGTTAATTGAACAGTAGGGAATGGCCGGATATAGTGCCCCCGCAGCGGCAAATTCCGCTGCCGTGATTAGCGTCCCGGAATTCAATAGAGCGCACGACCGCACAGGCGGTTACTATGTGCGGGTACAGTTACACCTGTGAAAAAGCAATGGTGGGCTGGACGGGGGCATCGAAAGATGCGCCGGGTTCTCTGTTGACCGGTTACGCTAACCTCGTTCAGCTCACCACCCTCTTGAGGTTAGCGTCTCTTGGTGGTGATTTTAAAGCCATCAACTGAGAGGTTGTCATCATGGATTCGACGACTAAAGCCCCTTGCTGTACCGCTTTTCTTCACTTGCCAGCATCACTGGCTGCCACTCTCCCGCCGGAGGTGCGCCATGTACGATAACTCGCCCCACGAAGTGGAAGACCTTATTGATCATTGCCGTGCGCTCATTTACGCCGTTGTCGTGCTTGATCAACCCGTTGCAAAAGAAATACTCAATCTCGTTCTATGGCAGCAAATAGACCTGCTACATCAAACTTATCATCAAGCCACCAGCGAGCCTCTCGAGGCTGAATAATCTCTAAATGCCAAAAGGCATCGTGAGATGCCTTTAAGACTGCTGACGAACCCTAAGGACTCGATCTCACCAGGTGAAGGCAGGTAGAAGAGTAAAGCATCCGCGCCAGGAATGGGGGCAGGAGTTAATGCGGGAAGTCTTTATACATACTCTTACGCTAGTGGAAGTCGCGCGAGACATTAAAGGTATTTACCTTGACGAAGCACATCATGTAATTGATTTTTATAAAAATAAGGTTTTGTTTCTCTTAAAATACCAGCAAGTGAAGACGGAATTCAGCCGATGTTCATGTCGATAGATACTTTAAAACAGATCTTTAAATAAGATAGGTTAAGCGAAAGAGGCATTGAACCTAAAGGTTAGGTGAGTCTATACAATGTATAACTCTTGATTGTTCTCTTTTGAACTTGAGGTTATACTTTGTATAATTTCTTGCGGGAGATAATATGATGACTATAGTAATCAAAAAATGGGGCAACAGTAGTGGTGTTGTTTTGCCTTCATTATTGTTGAAAAAATTAGGTGTTACCAACGGCCAACATCTTGATGCAGAAATCAAAAATGGCTCATTAATTCTGACCCCAACACAACGACGTTACACGCTTGAAGAATTAGTCGCACAATGTGATAAAAATGCGCCAATGATGGCAGAAGAGGATGTTTGGGGTAACGACGCACCGACAGGGAATGAAATATGGTGAAGCGTAAGCAGGGATGGGATCGTGGCGATATCGTTTTGGTAGACTTTAACCCGGTAATGGGAAGTGAGCAGCGAGATGCCCGTCCAGCGCTGGTATTGACAAAAAAACTGTTTAACAATCTTGGCATGGTCCTTGTTGCCCCAATAACTCAGAGGGGCAATTATGCGCGTCATGCTGGTTTTACAGTGTCGCTGTCGGGTACAGGATGTACAACGCAAGGCGTAGTTTTACTCAATCAAGTCCGAATGCTGGATCTTATGGCACGAAATGCCCGCTTTGTGGAGTCGCTTGATGAAGTCGCCGTCAATGACGCTCTGCTGAAGTTTGCGACTCTCGTCGAAATTGACTAGCTGTGAAGTATGGGGGAACTTACACTCAGATTGATTAAACGGTTACTACGATGAGAGTTAAATTGTCGCGGTATTGAGCCTAAAGATGAGTGGAATCATAAAAACAGACGGGCATACTGATTGGCGCTGGCCGCGCAACACAGAACAATTAAGATAAATAAAATATTTTAATGAAAAGCATTGATGAATTCACAATAATAGGATGTATTAATTAGGCCTGTTAGTTAAAGTAATTAATGAAACTCTACATAAATAAAGCTATCTAACTATTATTCAGCAAATAATTGTGAAACGTCACAAATATGGCATGGTTATTTATATAAGGATTGTATAATGAAAATGAATTCAGAGGAAACTTTGGGATGTCTAACTGCGCTGTTTGATCTATTAACGCATTGTGACGAAAATACCTCAGTTGAATCTATTCAGGAAGCATCTTTTCTTGGACTGTGTCTGCTGAATAATTTAAAACCCAAAGAGAAAAAAAATACATTAAATTAATAAACATATTAATTTTGAATTGTCACCCCAATACCAAGCCTCACTTTTTATAGTGGGTTTTTTTATACCAAAACCTTTGATGGTATGGCTCCGCTGAAGTATGCCGAAGATGCCGCCGGTATCAATGATGCCCGCAGTTCTGCCTACATTGGGGCGAGGATGGCCGCCGGAGCGGGTTCTGTTACCGCCGCCACCTTAGAGCATGGCTTACCGCGCTATAACAAAGCTGAGGGGATAGTCGAACGGCAATCCGGTACCGGTAAAGAGGATGCGCTTATGGGTATTCTCGACGGTCTGGGAAACCATCGGGAAAACTTCTTTAAATGGATCGCCGGCCATCGCTCTGAACGGCTGATGAAAGAGGGCAAAGAGAACAACTTTAATGCCGACGAAATTGCTTATATGAAAACTCTCAACCGGGGTAATGAGACTTTATTCGAAGGCCAGAAGAAAAAGTATGATGCCTTTATTAAATCGATTCTGGATCTGCAACAGGATATGGGATTGATTGATCCAGAAAGCCGCGCACAGTGGGAGGATGCCTGGTACTTGCCATATTACCGTGAAGCAGAAAATGGTGAGGTGAAGGGGCCGTGGACCAGCAAAGGCATTGCTAACCAGAGCAGTACCGTGCGCAAGTTAAAGGGCAGCGATTTGACCATTAAGGATCCTATCGAAAACCTGTTTAACTACGTGGCGAAATCGGTCGATGCTTCGATGAAAAATGAAGCAATGCGCAGGTCAGTGGTGAACCTTGCTGATACTGGTGTGCTGGAGGTGATTGAATCACCGAACAAGATGGACTTTGAGCGCATCGGCAAAGATGTGGTGAAGGTGTTTGTTGATGGGCAGGAAAAACTGGTACAGGTTAATGATCCTGAACTGTATCGCGCCTTTACCATGATTGGCCTTGAGCGCAGTAATTCCACCTTTATGAAAGCGGCCCGCCAGGCTAAAAAGGTGCTGACCGTCAGCACCACATCCATGCCTGACTTTATCATTCGTAACTTTATGCGTGACTCTATTCATTCATGGGCCATTAACAAAGATGGTTTTAAGCCTGTTACCGCTTCATGGGCCGGATTTAAAAAAGCATTACGCACTGATGATAGCCTGGTAGATATGATGTTTGCCGGAGCCACTTTTGGTGGCGGTTATTCCAATGTCTATGATCCGGCATCGACGGCCAAAACGATACGCAGCGTGCTGCGGCGTAAAGGTTACAACGACAGCCAGATCCACGAATTTGAATCTTCCATTGCTCGTAACAGCAAAGAGGTGATGGGCAAGATTGAACAGGGTTTGCATAAATATAAAAATCTCAGCGAAGCGGCGGAGAATGCTAACCGGCTGGCCACTTATGAAGCTGCAATTAAATCGGGGAAAAGCAAAGCGCAGGCAGCATTTGAATCGCGTGATTTGATGGACTTTAGCATGATGGGGGCCAGCAATATCATGATTAACCTGAGTGATATGCTGCCGTTCTTCAACGCCCGCATGCAGGGGCTGAGTAAATTAGGCCGAGGTATCAAAGAGAACCCGCGTGAAGTGCTGAAACGCGGTGGCATGATCACCGCAGCCTCGCTGGCACTGATGGCGCTGAATTGGGACGACAAACGCTATGAAGAGCTTCAGGACTGGGATAAAGACACCTATTGGCATGCCTGGATTGGCGATCAGCATGTGCGCTTCCCGAAACCGTTTGAAATTGGCTTGATGTTTGGCACTTTACCAGAACGATTTATTCGTGCGCTGGGCGGTAAAGATACCGGGGCTAAATTTGGCAAGCTGGTGGCGCATAACTTTATGGAAACGATGGCATTCAACCCTATCCCACAAGTCGCGATGCCGATTGCTGAGGCTTATGTTAACTATGATTTCTTCAAAGGTGGGCCGATTGAGAATATGGCCGACAGCAATTTGATGGCCGGAGCCCGTTATAATGACCAGACCAGCCTGTTAATGCGTGAAATAGGTGAGGCGACCAATATGTCACCGAAGATGCTGGATCATATTGTGATGGGCTACACCGGCAGCTTAGGCAGCTATGTGATGGGCGCGACCAATTTACTGATGCGTAACCTGAAAGACTACGGCGAAACCCCGGCGATGCGCCTGGATGAGATGCCGGTGGTTAAATCATTTTTCCGGGGATCTGACCCGGCCAAGTCTACCCAGTTCACCGAAGATTTTTACCGCATGATGACCGAAGCCAACCAGATCAACAGCACCATTAACAGCTTCCGTAAGCAGGGGCGGGGCGATGATGCCAGTGAATTGATAGAGGAAAATAGAGGGAAATTATCGCAGCGTCAGGGGCTAACCGCGACGCAGAAACAAGTGAAGGCACTGAATGCCCAGATTGAAATGATGAGGCGGGACCGGATACTCACGGCGGATCAGAAAAGAGAGAAGATTGACCGGCTGATGGCAACCAGAAATAAACTGGTACAGCAGGCGGTGGAAAGGGTGAATCCGTATTTTAATAAGTAA